TTAGGGAATTAAGTCAATAGCTTTTTTTAGTTGTTCGATATCCTTATGGGTGTAACGCATCGTTACATCTTTTTTTGTGGAGTGCCCAATGATCATTTTTAACGCTTTTTGGTTCATTCCGACATCGTCGGCCATAGTTCCAAAAGTGTGCCGACCGTCGTGTGGGAGATGATCAAGGTTCAATTGTTTCATAAGCGGGTCCCAAATCCTTGAGCGATACTCATAATAGGAAATTTTCTCCCCATCGATGCTGATCAGATATTCGTTGCCTTCCTTCATGCGTTTCTGGATCAGTGGTAGTATCCGTTTGTGGATGGGGATAATCCGGTCTTTCCCGGCATTTGTTTTTACCCCTCCGCGCATGACTCGCTGAGTTATGTCTATATTGGCGGTCTCAATCAAACATAGCTCGGTGGGACGCATCCCGGAATAGATCATGATCAACACAGTATCTACCCCAAACTCATCAACCCTTTCCCAAAGCAGTTTGCGCTCAGCGTCATCAAAAGGTGCGTGGATGTCTTCTTTGCCTTCGATAGCCACATCAGTTTCGAGGTACTGAGCATAATTACGCTCTCCGATATCATTCATGATGGCATAGTCGTACATCTGGGACCACAAATTCTTCATATTGTTGAGGGTTTCACGGCCTTTATCACTTTCCCAGATAATATTTTGCATGTGATCATACCGGATATCAAGCCAACGCATGTTATGCAAATCACGGGAGTTTTTATAGGCTGCAGCGTAAGAGCCCTTGCTCTGCTGAGATAACTGTTTCTTTCGCCTGGGGTTGAATTTCCAAGCATACCATTTTTTATAGAGTTCGGCAAATGTAAGAGTTGCAGCATCGAGTGGGCTGTGTTTTTTGTTGTAATCGGCTAACGCAATGTTGGCCTCAGCCTGGGTTTTAAATGACCCGATCCCCGTAAAAATTTGTTTTAGCTTTGTGTTTTCGGGCAAGATCTTCGGGAGTTCTGCGCCGTTAGCGATAAAAATTAGAGCTTCCCCTGTTTCTTTATGCACAATCTCCCAGCCTTCAGTCACTCTTGCATAAAATGGTTTTCTCCGCTTACCTTCGAGCTTGATTATCCCGCCATAACCGTTCGGATTTTTCATTTCAATTCTCACCTCCTTTCAAATAAATGTTCTAATAAAGAAACGCATGTTCTGGATTGGGGTAAAAAAATTTAACACTTGACCTCTTTAACTCAGCCAGTTCCTCCGGAACTCCGCAGACGGTCGCTATTTCGAAAATTGATCTATGTTCACATGTATACAGAATAGAGTCCGGCATCAATAGCTCTACTGCGAATGAATTCGCCTCCCGTTCAATTCGGGCGACAGAAAAGAAGGTGTGCATCCGGAGAAAACCGGTGTTTACTTTGGGATGAAGGATAATGTGTGCTAACTCATGGGCGCAGCTGAAGCGTTGGTCAATATAATCCAAATCACTGTTGAGATGAATGACTTGAATACGCTTGTAGCTGTGACAGTAACCCCAGATATCCCCTAACGGCTCAATGATAATCGGTATATTTTTTCGTTCAGCAATTTCGAAGGGTTCATTGGTGCGGTACCTGTGTATAAGCTTGTCCACTTTTTCCTTTATGTCCATATTCAAGCCTCCGTCAGAGCTATTTGTGCTTTTTTGGGGTGAACTTCTGTTTTGCTAATTGCTTGGCCAGGCGCATGGAGTTTTCAAGGGATATACGCATAAGCTCTTTGGTTTCGTCATCCATGGGCTCTCCCATAAACGCCAGGCCTTCGTCACTCTCTAAATTGGAGAGCATTTTTTCGAGGTCCTTGGCAATGTCTTTTTCTTCTTTTGGTGTGAGTAGCTTGTCCGAGAAATTTAGGCCCAGAAGAAAATCTGTGGAGACATTAAAGAACTCAGCTAATCTTTTCATTGTGTCATGGTCTGGCTCTCTTTTTCCTGCCTCATAATTCCCATATGCCTGCCGAGTAATTCCAAGCATATCAGCCATTTGCTGATGAGTTAAATCCTTTGAAGTCCTTAATTCAATAAGTCTTTCAGGAAACATATTTAAGAGCCTCCCCTGTTTCTACTTTATTCCATTATAATAGCAACTAAATGTTGCGTAAAGACTACGCAACAAATTGTTGCATATTTTATTTACAGAAACAAAATGTTGCTATATAATAAAATCATAGCAACAGAGAGTTACGCAAAAAAACATATGGAGGTGGTGATAGTGACTCGATATTGGTTGGCTAAAATACGCCTTGAAGCAGAGAAGACACATGAAGAAGTGGCTGAGGTGGTTGGGATAAAAAGACAGTATTATAGCATGATAGAAAATGGGGAAAGGAATCCAAGTGTTAAGGTGGCCCAAAAAATAGCGGAAGTTCTGGGCTTCAAATGGACTCTTTTTTTTGAGGATAATGGCAACGAATTGAAGCGTGCGTAAAAAATACTTTTGAGTTAAGAGAGGCTAAGTCCACATCGGTTAAAGGTGAGTGAATTAAGGCGTACGTTTGCAATACTTAATAAAAGCAATCCACCGCGGGATCGTGTCAATGCATTCTTGTAGAGTTGGGTTATCCAAGTGCTTGATTGATTGAAGCCCCCTTGAATATTGCATGTAATGTCTGTTTTCACCTGGTCTGACTTCAACTCGATCACCGCCTTTTTCTGAAATATAGGTATTTGCTTCCTCAATCGTATCAAATACACGGAGAGCTCGCTTATGATCTTCTTTCATTACGGCGTATTTATCTGGGGTAATTGTGAGATTTATTTTACCAACAAAACATAAAGGGACATAGCTCACGTTGATAGTACCGCCTCCAATACGCTCTAAACGCAAAAGGGAGGGATTTAGTTTATTTTCTTCAAGCGCTAGGACTAAAGCAGAAAAGAATTCTTTCTCCATTTCAGATAAATCATGATCCTTAAATATGTCCCTTAAGCCCGCTTTATGTTCATCTTCAAGACTTAAGGTTTTTTCTAAGCTTGATTGTATTAGTTGAGGTATTTCTTCATCGGTAATAGGTTTTTCACCAGATCGACTGACACCGTCTTTGGGCGAAATAAACAACTTTTTAAAGAAATGATTTAGTCCCATAACAATCAACTTCCTTCCGTCGCTTGGTTAGTCCTTACCACTTCGACGTTAAGGGGAAAAATCCTATTAGAAAGGAGGCATCACCTTGCAAAACCCAGCGCCAACCAGGCTAACTGTCAAGCAGGCTGCGGCGATTTCCAAAATGGGAGCACAGTTTATCCGCGTTGGTATGCAGCGGGAACTTTTTCCCTTTGGATCCGCGGTTAAGCTTAGCTCGAAATGGACCTATCATATCCCATTTGTACCATTTTGCGAATATGTGGGGATCGAACCAGAAAAGGCATTGGAAATTCTAAGTTTGAGTGAGGAGGCTACAGCATGACAAAAGTCCTCAGCTACCCAACCGACGCGGACCGGAATCGCGTCCACACCTTTATCAACCTCTATGCCCAGGGCAAAATGACCCGAAACGCTATGATGTACGCTATTGCTGGCATCATCAATAAGTACCCAAACTTACAGCGCATGCCGGTCAAAAACTACTCTGTGAAAATCGTCCACTACTTTGGTCCTACGAGAATCCCCATTATCAGCATCGAGGGTGCAGAGCTCTCCGATAAATGCCCGGGCTGCGGAGCCAGCGGGGATGACCTGGACTATTTCCGGACGGAGAAAGAGCGCTTTGACCAAGAAGATGACCTGATTAGCGTAACTTGTCTAAAGTGCGGCTGGGTGTTTTTGAACAATGCCAAAAACGGAAGGGGGCAGAGCTATGTTTGACCGGGACTTGCAAAGGGCGGCAGCGCGCTATACAACGGCTAAAACCGTGGAGGTGTATGCCGGGATTGCCATGGTGGTTGTGGCGGTTAGTGTGGTGGTTACGGTTGGCTTTAGAGTTGTCCAGAGCATAGCAAGTACATTTGGGCTGTAGGGAGGCACAATACGATGACTGAGAAGCTCAAACACTGCCCTTTCTGCGGCGGCGTAGCGGTATTTGACCAAGGCATAGCTGCTGGCAACGGTAGTGCAACCTTTAGTGCAACACACTATTGCGTAACTCTGCAAACACGAATTCAGACACGTAACTATGGGTCAGAAAAAGATGCGGCTTCCATATGGAATCGCCGCATGGAACCGGTAAGTAGGAGAGAGGAGGTGACACAGCCATGACAGATTTAAAAGCGTGCCCGTTTTGCGGGTCTCGATCTCAATGCTGGGTTCACACAGGAGCGTGCAACTTCTATGTCATATGCAATGCATGCAAGACGTTCGGACCATCAGGAAAAACACCGGGGGAGGCTATAAACGTATGGAATCACAGGGAGGAGGCCCAGCATGACCAACAACCTAAGGCAAGAACTTGAGCAGGAAATTGAGCTTGCAAAAATGATGGCTGAGGACATCGATAAAGTCTACAAGAAATATGCAAAAGCAGCATTTCAAGCACAGTGGGACCGCCTTGAAAAAATCAGAGCCGAAAAGTACAAGGGCTGCTCTACTGATGAGGAATTATTAGACTTATTCGCATATGGCGAAATCACCATGGATGAGTACGACGAAGGCAGAGACTTTTTAGCGGAGTTAAAGGTCCGGGAATCTCAGCTGTCACTCATCGAAAGGCACCGGAAGAATCTGAAGGAAATTAGGGATAACCGGAAAGGTACAGTGATTGAGCTGCAGCGGGAACTTGATGAACTGAACGGGGTGAAAAAGCAGCCTAAGCTTAATGCCTTTGAGCAGCGGGAGCAAGAAGAACGTGCTGAGCGATTAGCGGCGTTGCAGCTGCATGACGCTCTTGGAATGAGGTGAGAACTTGAGCATTAACAATGGTTTATTTACATCAAGTACCGACATGTGGGAAACACCGCAAGATTTCTTTAATGCCCTAGACAGAATTTACCGCTTCACGGTTGATGTTTGCGCCACAGCGGAGAATGCGAAGTGCCAGAGATATTTCACACCTGAAATGGATGGCCTATCACAGGAATGGTCTGGCGTATGCTGGATGAATCCACCCTACGGGCGACAGATAGCCGATTGGGTGAAAAAAGCCTACGAGGAGTCCCGAAAGGGCAGTTGTACGGTAGTATGCTTTGTTGCCGGCCAGGACAGACACACGGTGGTTCCATGATTACATATGGGATGAATTCAGTAAAGACTGGCAATACGGCGTAACGGGTTATTTCGTAAGGGGACGCCTTAAGTTCGGTGGTAGCAAGAATAGTGCTCCGTTTCCGAGCATGGTAGTGATCTTTGAATGATTAGGCGGTGTCATATCTGCAAGCTGACATGGTCCGTAAGCATCCATGCTAAACCTGAGCAGCACTATGTATGCCCATACTGCACAAAGAGAGGTGGTACATCTGAAGCACGGCAAAAACCCGACCCGCCGACAGAAAGAGCTTATCAAGGCTCGCAGGCTCAATCCAAGTAGCTGGCTGGTTACCAAGGATACGCCGACCGAAATGGAGATTATCCACCGGATAACAGATAGTGTCCGGATAATCAGAAAATGAGAGAAATTGGAGGGAAGTATAGTGTTAATCATGTTATCCAATATTGACCTGGGACCGGTCTATGAATGGGTAAGCAAATCGGAAAGGCGGTCCGCAAAGGTCGAATTTAATTGGAATCGTCTTCCTCGATTGAGCTCCATCCCCGTGAACTCAGAATCTAATCGGAGCCCCAGTATTGAGGTATTCGTCTGGGAAAACGGCCCCGCCTATGATTTTCACAATATAGGAGTTGGCACCCATATAAAATTACCAATTACTGCCGATGAAATTGATTTGGCCCTGAAGACCAAGAGAGAAAAAGCCGAACTGGAACAATACGAGAAACTTAGAGCCAAATTCGAGACCCGGGCAGACAAAGAAAAAGCCCCGGCCATAGAAGCCGAGGGCAAGTAACATCTCTTAAACTCATTATACTCCATCTGGTCCGGGTTCTCAACAAATAACCCAAGCCCATTGAAAGGAGGTGAAAAAAAAACGATGAGCACAACGAAAAACGTCAACATCCTGGAGCTGGCCAAGGGAGCTATTGCCGAGCAGATTGACATTGAGGTGGCCAAGGCTATGGCGAACATTGTGGACCCCAATACCGATGCCAAAACCGCCAGAAAGCTGACTGTCACGATCACCCTGAAGCCCGATGAAAACCGGGAGACAATCAGCATCTCCGCCCAGGCTAAGGCTGCACTCGCTCCCATTAAGCCGATTTCGACCACTTTAATGGTTGGGATTGACCGTGATGGCAAACCAGTGGCTGTTGAGCCGACCAAGCAAGACCATAACCAAATGCAAATCTTTGGCGAAAGTGAACCCACCAACGTGGTGAAAATGCGGCATAATGCCTAAAAATGAGGAGGATGAAACCCCATGGAAAGAGATGCACTGCAATATCTTGTCGAGGAACTGAACAACCCCACTGAAATTATTGAACATAACGGACTCAAGTACTCTTCCAGAAATCTATCAAGAATCCCGGAAGTAGCCCCCAAGCCTTTTGCAACCAAAAGCCTGGCCAGCATCGTGGAGCTGGTAAACCGTGAATCCAAACACCCCCGACTCAATCCACTGATTATCCATGTGGTCAGCCCAACTAAGATCAATGTCTATTCTGAACTCCGCGATGACCTGGACCGGTTCCACCTTTATGCGGCTGAAGCGGAGCTGCCCAGAATCACCTTAGGTTCTTTCATCGACCTGGAGCAAATGAACATCATGTTAAAAAGTACATTTGTGCCCACTGAAGCCCGGGATGCCCTGATCGCTCTTTTGGGCGGCATCAAGGAGGATAATGTCCGTACTAGCACTGACGATGGAATCTCTCAAACAGTAACGGCTAAGGCAGGCATTGCAACCGTGGCCAATGTCACCGTGCCGCCCATCGTGAAGCTGGCTCCATTCAGAACGTTTAATGAGGTTCTTCAGCCAGAAGGTGAATTCTTGCTCAGGCTCCGGCAGGGACCCGTTGCCGCACTCTTCGAAGCTGACGGTGGTGCCTGGACCATTCAAGCCAGGAAGAATATCAAAGAGTACTTCATGCTTGAGTTGGAGGACTTGATTGACGCTGGAAAGCTGATTATCACGGAGTAATGAGCCGGCATACCGGCCTCACTAATAAAAAAGGCTCCGGTCAGGGCTGGAACCCTGGCCGGAGCGACAAATAACTTAGTCAAACCCATTATAAACGGATTGGGGGATTATGTAAATGGATCTTAAACATATACGCTCAAATGTCATGTATGCGGCTCAGGAAGCAGCGCATAAGATGGAAGCCGTCTCAGATATGGTTTATGACGCAATCACTCAAGCGCAGAAGGAACTTACTCAGCGGCTTGATACAGAGGGGTTTACCAAGAATATCATGGCCCTGCCGGAGAAAATCAGAATCCAGCAGGAGAAGGTCAAGGAAGCCTCTGACGCCTTCGACATCGTGAAAAGCGACTTGGCCAATGCTGAAGCCATGTTGGTGGCCATCATTGCAGCCGAAGTGAACGAGGCCGGGAAATCAAAGTTCAGCAACGACAATACCCGGCGGGCAGAGTTGGAAATTCGGAAGAAGAATGACTTCGACTATCAGCAAGCTTGGGAGCCGTATAAAGCGGCATTGGATGATCTGGACAATGCCCGGTTTAAGTTGGAGCAGTATCAGAATGAGTTCAAGGCCTATCAGGTTGTGGGGAATATGTTGGCGGCCAGACTGAGCTTGATGAAGTTGGAGGTGTAGGCCATGCCTGAAAAGTATTTGCGTGTAACCATGCCAGACGGTAGCAAGTGGGACATCCCCGCAAAGGTGATCGCAGAAGATCGGGCCAAACACTATGCCGCTACTGATCCTGAATCCACCTACGAAGAAGAGTTCGAGTTCACAATGGGCGACGATTTTGAACTTAGAGATTGGTCGGGAAACAACATGGACTGGGCTGATGTTAAAAACTATGCGGAAAGAGCCGTTCTCCCTGACCCTGACCCTATTGATTGGGAAATGGGCTGGATCGACGGGGAGAAAGAAATCATTGAAAAATAGTTAATCAGAGGAGGAAAAACTTATGACTACAGCACTCACAACCACCCAAGCCCAACAACTTATTCTCGCCGGCATTGATACAACCGGCTTAACGGAGGCCGAGGTCCAAGAATTGGCCGTTGTTATGGGGCAAAACTTTGAAGAGAGCCGCGACGGAATTAACTTCCGTCCCCAGCGATACAAAATCAATAAGGATGCTCAAGTGTTCGTGGATCCCTTTGGGAACTCTATTGACGAACTAAAGGCGATTGTCCTTTTTAAGCAAAAGACCCGGGGACTCTGGGAAGAAGGCAACACCACTCCGCTTTGCTCCAGCTTCGACGGGGTTATGGGCACCGATGAAAATGGGAATTCTCGCCGCTGCGCTGAGTGCCCCCAAAATGCTTGGGGCAGCGGTAAAGAAGGCAGAGGTAAAGCCTGCAAGGAAATGCGTCGGATGTTTCTGTTGACTCCTGATAACGCGCTGCCTATTCAGATTTCTTTCCCGCCAACCAGTATCAGTGCTATAGATAACTTTTTCAGCGCACGGCTTACGAATCGGATTTCAGATATTGCTAGGCAAGTCAAGTTTTCTTTGGCTCCAACCACGCAAAATGGCTATAAATTTGCACTTGCTATTCTTAAAAATGGGGATGATGTGCCGCCAAAACAGATTTTGGAGGTCAATAAGCTTCGGCAGAAGTTCGTAGACAGCTGGAAGAACATTGCTATTGATGATGAGGATTACATGCAGGACGCAGTGGAGGGCGCCAGCGATGACCCAGAACCATATTAAGCCGGGGCGGGCACTAAAAACCCTGAGACTCCAGAACTTCCAATCCCACGGGAATACTGATATTGAGTTTGCCGGGCAAGGCTGTCTGACGGTCATTACAGGGCCGTCGGACAGCGGCAAGTCCGCCATTATCCGGGCACTGAAATGGCTTCTATACAACTCCCCCCGGGGTGATGGTTTCATCACCGTGGGAAAAGATATTTGCGGCGTAAGGGCCTTCTATGATGATGAAACGGTCGTTGCCCGATATCGGTCCCGGGGCAGTGTCAATCGGTATGAGGTAAATGGCCAAGCCTATGAGGGCTTCGGAACTGGTGTACCCTTGGAAGTCCAGCAGGCTACCGGGATCCGGAAACTGCATATCGGCGATCAGGATTACCTCCTGAATCTCTCTGATCAGCTGGCCGGTCCCTTCTTGGGAAATGACAGCACTCCGGCCCCGGCCCGGGCCAAGGTGCTGGGCAAGTTGGCCGGCACTGAAGAGATGGACCATGCCAGTAAAGAGGTTGGAACTGACCTCTTCCGGGCCAAGAGGGAGCGAGAAGGCCTGGAGCACTATATTGAGTCTACCAAAGATGCTTTAGGAGGATACGCTTGGATCCCGATGAGAGAAGCGCAATTGGCGGAGCTGAATAAACTTATCGAAACCGTGAAGCGGAGTCAGGAGAAGGCGGCAATGCTAAAGGAACTGCATGAGCAGTTCATGCGGCTGGCAGAGTCCGTCAGGAGCGCAAAGGCTGAGATTGGCCGGCTGCGGCCTGTCGCCGAGGGATTGGCTTATGTACGCCGTATAGAGCTTGACTTTGCAGAGCGCGGAAAAGCAGACATTATGAACCAATCGTATATTGAGGCTTGGTCCAAGATCTCTGATGCCAATGTAATCATTCACCGGTTGGTAGGACTTGACACGGCCATAGCCATTGTGGGCGCAGCCCAAGAGGGCCTAACACTTGGCAATACGCTGGGCGCGGCCCACGCTGAATATATGTATGCAAATGGGCTTAAAGAGGGGACCCAATCCCGGTTAAAGGCTCTGGCCCAAAATTATGAAGCGGTCATGCCATACCTTCTGGTTGCCGAGACAGAGGCAGTCAACGCAGATAACCTGGACCGGCTTATGGATGACTATGATTATGCCTATCAGGGAGCTCTAGCTCTGCGCCGGAAAGTCCAAAGCACAGCGCGGATAGAAGAGGCTCGGGAATTGGCCGCGGCTCTTCCCGAAAAGGCAGAGAAAATCAAGTCTTTGCGGGCAGACCTGACGAATATTGGTTCACTCTCGAGAGTGACGCTGAACTATGCTGAGCAAGCTGAGCTGGCCAAAAAGGACACAGAATCTTTGGAGGCTGAATACATCCAGCTCCTGAGTGAGTTAGGCAAGTGCCCCACCTGCGGCGGGGATATTCATATCGAAAAATTGAAGGAGGTTGTCTGAATTGGAATATACCCACAAGGAATGGCTGGCAGAACTTGAAAGCCGATTCGGAAAAGATAATACAAAATGGGCGTTTGTTTGTCCGGCTTGCGGTCATGTTGCCACTGGGCAGAATTTTAAGGATGCGGGAGCTGGTCCTCAAGATATGTATCAGACTTGCATAGGAAGACATACCGGTAAAGGTACACCAACAGCAGAAAGTAAAAATGGTTGCAACTGGGCAGCGTTTGGATTACTTGGAACCTTGGGCAAAGGGGATGTCGTCGTAACTGATGATGGAACAAAAATTCCTGTGTTCCGCATGGATGACAAAGATAATGATTTAAAGAAGGAGGTCATTTGAGATGGACAATGTTGAATATAGAATTTCCAGCCTGAAAGCCAAGCTGGAGCAGAAGAAAAATGAGCGTACCCGAGCCGAAGCTAATCTGGAAACCGCTGAAGCCCAGCTCAAAGCTGTGACAGACAAAATTAAGGCCTTGGGTTATGAGCCGGAGCAGCTGCCGGCCGTGATAGAAGCACTGGAAGAGAATATAGAAACCAATTTAGTACAGGCAGAAAAAATCCTGGCTGAAATGGAAAGGCTCACAACGGAGCAGGTACTTCAACAGTTAAAAGAGCAGCCTCTTCAGCCTGTAGGGAGATGGTAACCATGGGTTTAAGCATTCTTGAAGCCGAAGCCAGGACAAACCGCCACAAGGCCACCCTGGACCAGGCCAAAGGCAAGCGCGACCTGTTGCTAGCACAGAAAGCCCAAAAGGAGGCCGAGCTGGCCAAGGTTACCGAGAACATTGCCACATGGGAGCAGGTGCAACTCCTGCTCTCCCACTCCAGCCAATACGCCAGAGAGCAGCTGAAGCAGAAAATCGAGGAGACGGTGACCGCCGCACTCAGAAGTATCTTTGAGGAGCCTATTATGGAATTCAAAGTGGAATTACAACAATCAAGTAACGGGCCTTCCGCCAGATGGCGAGTCCGGACCATGTTTGGCGGGGAATACGTAGAAATTGACCCCGAGGAGGGACACGGCGGCGGGTTGGTTGATGTGGTATCTATGGCCCTGCGGCTGTCGCTGTTGGAGCTGGCCCGGCCAAAGCATGAGGGACCTGTCATCCTTGATGAACCCGGGAAGATGATTTCCCAGGAATATTTACCTAATGTGGCATTATTTCTGAAGAGATATGCAGAAAAGACAGGTCGGCAAATCATTATGGTGACTCATCACAGGGTATTGGCCGATGCGGCGGATGCTGCTTGGTATGTGTGGCAAGAAAACAAAGTCAGCCGGGCCAAGAGGATCGGGGGTGAGGATTGATGGACAAATTTATTGTGACCGGAGACCTGCATTTTCGGTCAGAGAATCCCCGAAGCAGGAAGGATAATTACTGCGATGCCTTACTTGCTAAGCTATATGAGGTTTTTCAGATTGCCCAAGACCATAGGGTCAAGGCGATCATCATTCCGGGAGATATTTTTGACTCATCCAATGTCAGCTTACCAACCATTATAAAACTGGCTCATTTCCTGGAGGCATGCAAGGAAAACTTTGCCATTGATGTGCTGGTTATTTCAGGAAACCACGACTTGCCGGCAGGGAATAAGGGAGCGATTAATCGGACCCCCTTTGGCTTGCTGACGGAGCTGGGTTATCTCTATGACGTTGAGGCTGCCGATATAAGTTCTCCTGAGTTACTGTCTTCTGAGTTATTACCTACAGACATGATGGAATCATGGATTACTGGTTGCGGATTCGATTATCAGACTGACACCCCGGAGGGGGCGAACCAATACCAGACAGGCCAGACATATGATCCAGATGGCGATTATCCACGTATCCATATTGTTCACTCCATGCTCCTGGCTGCGGGACCGTCATTCCCAATGAGGCACACCCTTATTGATGAAGTGGAGACCGATGCAGATATCATCATCTCTGGCCACTATCACGACGGCTTTGGCATCATACGCCGGCCGGACGGCAAGCTCTTCCTTAACCCCGGTGCCCTCTGCCGGCTATCTGCCAGCCAGGCCGAAATGAGCCGGACTGTCCAGGTCGCCTTACTCACCGTGAACAGCAAAACAGACTTCCACGCAGAGCTGATTCCCCTGCAGTCTGCCCGGCCGGCTGAAGAGGTTCTGGATAGGGAAGCTATCGTGGAAAAAAAGGAGCATGAAAACTGGTTGGAGAGTTTCTTCGATAGTCTCCAGCAGGATGGAGAAGAGAAGTTTCTTGAGGTCCGAGAGATCGTTGAAAAAATAGCTTCTCTGGAAAATGTCTCCGATGGAGTGAAACTGGAAGCGCTGAGACGAATCGGCGAAGCCCGGGAGAAGTTAGGGGGAAGAGAGGTGTCTGCTGGTGCATGAGAAGAGAAAGGTAAATCCCTCAACATCTATCTTTGTCATGGTCACCCTGGCTGCGGTGCTCTTCTTCTCCATTCTGGGCAATGTCCTGCTCCAACATCGTATCCAGCTCATCCAGAATAATATTGACTCTCTGCAGAGCCAAATCATTGAAATCAAAGAAGCTCAGCTCATTCTTCACGATAACCAAAAGCAACTGGAACAACTGGCCGGCAGCATGAACAGCTTCCTTTCTCAATGGCAAGTAGATATATTCCAGAGCACCGCCTACGCTCCTCTGGACAACCAAAGCGGCCTATGTGCCGATGACAACCCCGAAGTTATGGCCTCCATGGTCAGCACAGCAGACTACCTTAATACAGCGGTGGCCGTGGATACCAGTCTCATTCCCTTCCACACCCCGATGTGGGTGCAGGGCCTAGGTTGGCGGGAAGCCTTGGATACTGGCGGGATGATTAAGGGTAAGAAGTTAGATATAGCCATGACAGCTTATGCGGATGCTGTCAATTACGGCAGGAAGGATGTGATTGTAGTATGGCCACGGCAACGCGAGTGAAAAAGACAAAAGAAATCGTTAAGCCTGTCACTACTTTGGCCGGTAAGATCGCATCCATTCGGTTCCATAACCCTCAGAATGGTTATTCGGTGATCAGCATAGAGCCCAGGGATATGATGGAAACAGGTATGGTCTCTTGCAGCGCCGTCGGGAATCTGGCGGCGGTGAGAATTGGCGATGAATACGAATTCGCCGGCGAATGGAAAGAGCATCCGCAGTATGGGAAACAGTTTGCTTTTTGTAAGGCCGATGTGGTTTTGCCGAAGGAAAAGACCGGGGCGGCTAACTACTTGGCCACTCTGGCCTATGGGGTTGGTTTCGCCAAGGCGAAGCGGATTGTGGATGCTCTGGGGGACGATGCTCTGAATCGAATTATTGAGGATCCTGGGGTTCTTGTGAAGTTTGATTTTCTGACTATTGCTCAAAGAGCTGAAATCACAGAAGGATTGCTTAAAAATACTAAGTTAGCTGAGCTGGCAGCCCTGATTTGCAAAGAGGGTGTAGGGATCGGCACGGCTGTCAAGATTTACAACACCTATGGCCAGGACAGTATGGAAACTGTAAAGGAAAATCCCTATATCCTTGCCGACGAAGTATTTGGCATTGGGTTTAAGATCGCCGACAGGATAGCAATGTCAGTCGGGATTGCTCCGGATTCTCCCTATAGGGTAAGGGCTGCGTATCAATATGCTCTAAAGGAAGCCGAGAATGAGGGACATGTTTTCTTGACCCCTAAAGAGACTATGCAACAAATCGGGAAGTTGTTAGGAAAGCATTCCATGGTGGGGGTCGATCATGTTAAGGCAGCTTTTGAAGAACTGGAGAAACAGGGAGTAGTATTCCGGGATAGGGATGCCATATACCTCCAAGAGATGTATGGCGATGAAGTAAGCCTGGCTAAAGATATCGCTAGATTGGCACAAATACCAGGAAAATACATTACTTCTGAGGGATTCAAAAATATTGACGCCATTATTGAAGAGATCGAGATGGAAATAGGGAAGCCCTACGATTCAGAACAAAAAGCAGCTATTAAAAAGAGTTTCGAAAAGTCGCTCTCTATTGTTACTGGAGGACCAGGCACGGGGAAAACCACTGTTGAGAATGGAATCATAAGGGCATATAAAAAAATTGCCCAAAACAATGTCATCATATTGGCTGCTCCCACTGGTGCTGCCTCAGAAAGAATGCTAGAGTCCACCGGGATTGAAGCGCATACAGAACATCAACAGCTTGGCTATAATCCACTAGAAAATAAGTTCCAGTACAACCGAAACAATAAGCTTCCAGCGGGCCTCCTCATTGTCGATGAGTTTTCGATGAATGACTTAGCTTTATCCGCACGTCTATTTGAAGCTATTCCTGATGATATGGTAGTTGTCATAGTAGGGGACGTCGATCAGCTACCATCGGTTGGTCCAGGAAAGGTCTTGGAAGACATGATTGAATCCGGTCAAGTTACAACAACCAGACTTAAGTTTAACTACAGACAGGCGGCTGGAAGTCGAATTGCCCAGGAAGCCTATAACGTCATCGAAAATGGTCAGTGCACACTATATGACAATGAAAATGATTGGAAAACGACGATTGTCAATGACCCTGAAGGGGCTTTAGAAAGCGTCAAAGCAGAAGTTTACGAAGCATTAATCAAGGGCTTCGGTATCATGGATTTCCAGATCCTCATTCCAATGAAAAAGGGGATATGTGGGATTGATCATGTTAACGAAGTCATCCGTGATATCGTAAATCCTCCAAGTCCCAGCAAGGCGGAGTACAAGCTTGGAAAAGATCGGATTATTAGAGTCCAAGATAAGGTGATGGTCACTAAAAGGAACTTCAAAAAATTGGGGTTATCTAATGGAGACATTGGAATTGTTAAAGCAATTTACAGCAATAGTATGGTTGTCGACTTCCGGTTTAAGGGTGAGGTAACGATCAATGAAGAGGTTATTCATAATTTGAAATTAGCTTATGCTTCTACAATTCATAAATCTCAGGGACTTGAATTCCCTATAAATATCATGGTCATCATGATGTGTCATTACATCATGCTTCAGAAAAACCTTTACTATACGGGTATGACCAGAACTAAGGAAAAACTTAATCTTGTCTGCCAAGAGGAAGCCGTTAAACGCTGTTTAGACAATACGGCAAAGAAGAAACGCAACACTCTACTCAAAGATAGGATCATTGCCTATGCAGGCGCAAAACCCAGCCAATCAGCTTAATTTTCGATATAGCAGGGCCGGTTTACCTCCTCCCGGCTCTGCCCCCACAAACAAGGCGGTGATAGCTTGAGCAACTTAGAAGACATCATTTCCAGGCTGGATAATGCAGCATTTTTCAAGGACCATGGATTTGTAGCCAAAAAGAATACTGGCCGTAGAGCCGAAGGAATCTGTCCTTTTTGTGGCGAGGCTAAGTTTAACTTGAACTTAGAAAAAGGACTGTGGCAGTGTTTCGGGTGCCATAAAAGCGGGAATCAAATCACCTTTTATGCACTGAGGAATAATACAACCAATAGAGAGGCCGTTAAGGCCATCAAGAACTATCTGGGTATGGAGGATGACCCTCCACCTGAAAAAAAGCGTAGAAACAGCGTGTCCGGCGCTCAATCCGGTCAGAGGAAAGCTGTCGGGGTGGATGTTGATCCGGCTGGCAGCGCAGACGTTGGGGGCCCAGAGATGGGCGGACCATCAGAGAGTGATGAGCGAAATCCCCATAAGGAAGCAGCTCCCGACGAGGTTGAGATGAAGCATCCCTATGAACGGCTCATCGAACTGGCCCACCTCACTGATGAGGACCAGGCCAGCCTTAAAGCGAAGCGAGGGTTCACCGATGCGATCATTGATGAGTTTCGCTTTAGAAGTGGCGGAGATTACCTGCGCGGGATAATCATGGGGCTCCAGAGGGAGTACTCAGCTGAGCGATTACTCGAAGTAGGAATCCTGCGAAATGTGAACGGGACGCTGCTCCCGGAAAAGCAGTTATTGTCAGACCGAATCCTGATTCCCTATTTAGATGAGGATGGTCGGATCTACCATCTCAGGCCTCATAAGCTGGGCCTCGAAGGTATTCCGGCTGAGCCCTATTGTCGCTATCTTCTCCGGAATCGCCCCAAGAAAGTGGTGCTGACCGAAGGGGAGTTTAAAGCAGCCGCCCTGTATGCCTGGGGGATACCAGGGATAGGCGGGCCGGGCACGGGAAGCTTCGGTGATAAGAATTTTGACCGCCTGGTCTTTATGCTCCAGGAATTCGAGGTCAAGGAAGTCTGCGTCATCTATGATTCCGAGGAAAAAGGGAATCCGGAATACTCCAATTTTAAACCCGAGATCCATAAACGCTTCGACACTCAATATTGGTCCTACATGATGGCCTACAAATTAGCCCAAGCTGGTTTTCGGACCACCATCGGCTGGCTGCCGGCGGAGTGGCGGGTGGATGGAAAAATTGATTTTGACGGCGCTTTAGCCCAGGGGCGAACCAAAGCTGATGTGCAGAAAGTTATCAATCAGGCTAAAACGTATAAGGAGTTCTTGGCCGATCTGGATGAAGACGGGCAGCGCATTGTTAAAAAGAAGATCGCCAAGCACTTCAACAAGAAGAATATTCGGCGAGAGTTCAATAAATATATTGCCACCACAATGGGACCCAATGGAGAAATGGATAAAGAGATAAGTAACTTTGTGATCAATATCAAGTCAAACTTCTTCACTCAGGGCTCCGTTGTCCGTAATGTTCAACTGGTCAACACCTATGGAGAAGTCTCAGAAGTATTCCCCATGGACTCCTCAGCCATGGCGGCAGCAGACGCTTTCAAGAAATTTGTACTGGGCAAAGGGAATTATGTCTTCAAAGGCTCCGGCACAGACTTGACCAACCTATGGGAGTTTGAATTCCTGAATAACGACGGGGAACTCATCTACATGCCGGAGCAGATCGGCTGGATTGACCAGCATCAGGCCTGGCTTTTCGGCAACATGGCCATCAAAAAAGGGAAGGTGTATAGACCGGACAATGACGGGATTATCTGGGTTGAAGGTAAGGGCTTAAAGCCGCAAAGCTTCAGCGCGGGCTCGTCCGAAGGAAAAGTTGTGGAAGACTCTATCCCGTGTCTTTCTGAGAGGGAAATCAATATACAACAGGTGGCTGAGCGTATGCGGCACAGCGTGGGCGGATATGAAGCCTATATTGCCATCGGCTGGGTCATTGCCACGATTTTCTCAAAAGACATTTTTTCCAAGTACAAATGCATGCCGATCCTTTTTCCTCACGGAAAAAGGGAGTCAGGGAAATCCACCTTCATGCGTTGGATGATGTCGTTCTTCGGCGTTGAGACCGAGGGGATCAGCGTGGGCAAGACTACGACGGCCAACTACGTGGCCAGAGCGCTTTCGTATTGGAGCAGCCTAGGTATTTGGTTTGACGAGTACCGGAATGAGCCAGGTGTTGTTGAAAAGGATGGTCTTTTTCGCTCAGCTTATAACCGGCAGCTTTCCGGGAAGGGAACAGCCACAGCGTTTCAAGCTAAGGGATTTTCAGTCCATTCGGTGATGGCTATCTCCGGAGAGGAGCTACCTAAGGATAATGGATTGTTTACCCGGTGCATATCGCTGCAGATCAGTTCTTACAAGCGGCAGCGAGAATTTTATGACTGGATCAATAAATCCAGTGAGTATTTCAGCGGGTTGACGTTTTATCTAATCACTCACTATGACCTGTATAGGGATCAGATTTTAGCTAATATCGCGGACCTTAAGGGTGCTTTAGTGCAGCGGGGAATCACTGACCGGACAGCAGAGAATTGGGCCATTTGCGCAGCGGCATTTGATACGGTAGTTATGCAGGATGCTGAATTTATCAAATGGGTAGAAAAATCGTGTCAGGAAATTAAGCGGACCGGCGAAGAGGACCATATGCTCAATCAATTCTGGCAAGATATCAACACGATGATATCGACCAATGAGTTGGGAAGCAAACAGTTAAAGATTGATGATAAGAAACTCTATGTCTGGTTACCTGGAGTCTATAACGAATGGAGCAGTTACTACCGAAAGCGGACTGGACGCGAACCGTTTGACCTCCAGTCTATCACCAAGTATTTAAAGGAGGAGCCGTATTGCAAGGACGTTTCCTTTAGGATCCGGATAGGAAAGGTTCCGAGGCGGGCAGCCATTATAGAACTTTCTGAAGCCAATGAAATCATTAGAGAAATTGCGGACTCCTTAGATGAAATGGGCAATAATCATTCACTTACCGAAGAAGATACTTATTGAATTATTACGGAATGCGAAAAAAGCGTTCCACCTGTTCCAGCAGCGTTCCACCTTTTTAAATTTGATGGAACGCCTCTCAGCCCAGTCATACCAAGGGATTGAGGGCTAAGCGTTCCACCGTTCCAGCAAAAACGCGACTTTTTACAAATTTGGCTTGGAAGTGGTGGAACGAAAATAATAAGGGCTAATATTTATAAATGCCAAAAATGGCAAAAGTGCTGGAACGGTGGAACGGTAGTGGCTCAAAGCTAGATGTACCAACGGTTTGGAGGCGTTCCAGGGAAAAATTACCATGTGGAACGGTGCTGGAACGGTGGAACGGTTTTTAGGAAGAGATGATTTTATGAGTAGATATTCTGAAATGATAAGTTCCGGTTCAACTAATCCTCAATTCGCAGTGCCTGATAGTGATTTCGATAAGGATAAAGTCATTTACGGTTCCATAGACCCCAGAAAAGATATGTCTGTTGACCATCGCTATTGGGAAGACCTGCTTTGGAATGCCTGGCATTTCACGAAGCCGCTTTATTATATCCTGCACGGGATCCGCTGCGGGGGCGGCGAGCTGACGTTGACGAAGGCAAGTTTCCGGCTGCTCCCCGGGGATTGGTCCGCCGAAGAGTGGGATGAGATTAAGCAAAAGTATCTTGATCCCATGAGAGATAAGCTTGTCTCAATTTTGAAGCTAACCCGTGCCGGCAAGGTCACGGAGGAAGAGCTGCCTGAGGGGATATTTGAAAATAGGGTGCCGGCACCATCGGCAACGAAAGAAGCTCCGCCAGAGCAGGTGAAATTGTTCGAATGAAGATAAGTGCAAAAAAAGGAAGTGAAGTTATGAAATATTATTTAGGAATGGATATGTCTTTAACTTCTCCGGGGTTTTGCTGGGCCGAGGAGGAAGAACCATATATTGAGTCTGTTAATTTCAAGAGTAAAAATACTGGCTTTGAGAGGATTGTTGATATTCATAATGAGGTTGTTAATTATTTGTCATCTTTTTCATCATCTGCTCTGGGGAAATTTTCTCTGGGAAAAATTATAATGGAAGAACTGCCAGCTGGCTCTAGGAGTCCCTACACTATTGAGAGAGCTGAGCTAGTTGGCGTAATTAAAAATGCAATTTACAGAATGGATTTATGGGATAAATTTATACTCGTTAACCCATCTACCTTAAAAAAATTTGCCACAGGTAAAGGTAACAGTGACAAGTCTGCTATGATTCTCCAAGCGTACAAAGAATTCAGCCTTGAGTTCACCTGTAATGATGAATGTGATGCCTTTTGGCTGGCCCAGGTTGGCCGGGCCATGGACGGATATTGGGATGGGCTGAACCGGACGAAGCTCCGGGAGAGCGTGATCGAGAAGTTGAAGGGGGCGTGAGTGGGATGGATAAGGAAAACATTGATCTGACCATAACGGCAGAGCAAATGGACAACATGAAGCATTGTATAGGATTTGACCCCAAAAGGGTTAAACGGGGGAAATATGAAGCTTATCGAAATCGGTTTATAACATCAGGTGATGACTTGGAGTGGGATGATTTAGTTTCAAGGGGACTCGCAGAGAAGAAACCCTTTAAGTTCGGCTGCGGAGAAAACCCACAACTTTATTATCTTTCTGAAGAAGGGGTTAAATTTCTGGGAGATCTTCTTGGAGTAAAAATTACTGAAATGAATTAAAGGGAGGTCGGCTTAGATATGGCGTTACTCAATTACACGACAACCATAGGGGTCCATAAAACCCTTGGTGAAATACAGCAAAAACTTGTGGACCATGGAGCCAGGAAACTAATGTTTGATTATGATGACAAAGCAAGAATTGAAAGCATCAGCTTTATGGTGATGACTCCTGAAGGGGAACGGGGTGTCCGGCTGCCGGCTAATATCCCGGCAATCTATGAAGTATTGAAGCAGCAAAAAAGAGCCGGAAAAATTAAGACTAATCCAGATTACGCTCAAGCAGAGAGGGTTGCTTGGCGGATTATTAAGGACTGGGTAGAAGCCCAGATGGCCATCATTGAAACTCAAATGGTCCAATTTGAAGAAGTTTTTCTCCCCTACATGCTTAACCATAGAGGACAAACATTTTTTGAAGCTTATAAGTTAAAGCAGCTTGATGCAGGGGAAAGCCAGATGGAGATAAAGGGTGAGGTGATAGATCTATGAAAATTACAGAGAAAAACACTCTCCAATTCCACAGGCTAAACGGCCTTACTCCTACTGTGGAATCCTGCACTATGAAATTGATTGAGGAGCTGGGTGAGCTGCTGCAGCTCATCGGTAAAGGCCAGGGAAGCAGTGGGGAAAGAGTGAAATTGCAGCCGGAGCTTGAAGCATGGGAGACGCTGGAGTCCAGGATGATAGACGAGGCTTTTGATGTGGCCCAAAGTGCAGTGACGATGATTTTTACCCTGTGTGAAAAAATGGGCTATTATCCTCAGCTTTGGGAACAGGCTCATGAGCATAAGTTGAGGGGCAAGGGGTATTTGGTGGAAGGAAAAACAGATGAGAAGGAAAGAATGGAGAAAGAACCAAAGAAAACGTGCAGCCGATGCAAGAATAATGTTCTGACTACCGAGGGGCTAAAGCAGATGAGTAAAGATCCCTGCTTAGGATGCGGTATTACCTATAGCAAGTGGGCGCCGAGGGAGGGCTAGGGATGAGTGAGTTTGAAGGCATGCAAGAGAAATTCTTGGTATTGAAAGTTGATGACATTAAAGGATATGCGACAAAAAGTCAAAAGCGCGAACTAACAGGACTTATGAACCGCATCGAATGGATGAGAAAATCAGCCGGAAAATCTGTAGGTAATAAGTACCTCGTAATCAATACGGATGAGCCCTATGCCCCGGAAGTAGTGGACATCATGAAGCGGCATGGGCACTGGGGGTGAGGTGATGAAAGAGAGTGAACGGTTGACCGTAGCAAGTGAATGCTTTGACGGATTTACCCTTAAAGAATTATGTGAAAGTTGTGGAGAGATGGGGTGCGGTGAATATTGCGAAATAATGCAGGGTAGCGATTGTTCGACATGCCCTATTCAAAAAGCCTTTAACCGGCTAGCTCAATATGAAGATACAGGATTGAGCCCGGAATCGGTGTCGGAATTAGCAAAGGAAAACACCGTATCGAGAAAAGCCTTGGAGTTGGCGATAGCGAACCACAGCACTAACGAAAAAATGATTAATAGATTGATGAGGCATTACCTAAAGGAAGCAAGGGAAATAAACCCATGATCTACATCGACAAATCCGGCCACCTGGTTTCACCGGACCTGGGCGAACTGCACCAGTTTGCCCGCCGGCTGGGCCTTCGGCGGAGCTGGTTCCAGGAGCATAATCCGAAGTGGCCGCATTATGACGTGACCAGTGAGACGCTGCGGCAGCGAGCTGTGGAGATGGGGGCCGTTATGGTGGGGAGTCGGGAGATAGTGAGGATGTTGAAAGGGTGAGTCCTTGTGGGCGATATTTCAGAGTTAATCATAGACGGAATTTTATGTCAGGTATGTGGATGCCTGATGGAGGATCTTATTATTCCCGGCTCGACAGTTTTGGCTGAGCCTCCGGGATACCCAAGAACATGTGATGATTGTAGAGAGGAGGTGCAGCCGTGAAAATAGTTAAATGGACACTGGATACTGCTTATGGTGGCGCAGAATATACGGGTGAGTTTATGGTTGCAGATGATGCTACGGATGAGACGATCCGGGAAACTTGCAGAGAAGAGGCGTGGAACCTTTTGGAATTGCGGTGGGAGGTTGAGTAAGGTGAGTGAACTTAAGATGAAGTCATTTAATAGCGAGTACTATGACCACTGCTCTGAATTGGGGCTTATGCCAACAGATAGCGGATACGAGGAGTGGCTTAAAGAACGGCCAATAATATTAACTGCACCGCAAGAGATGAACAAGTATAAACGACTGACAAAGCCAGGCATCGCAGGCTTGGAGGCAGTTTGCAGAAAGTTGACCGAGTAGAGGAGTGACAGCAATGATGGAAGAAAGAATTGAAAAGCATATATACCAATATGTCGAAGCAGAACTCAGGAATTATCCGACCTATAAGAAGCTTATTGCAGATTACGATAAAGAGCTGTTGTATTCTGGGGCTAAGTCAGGATTGGCGAAGGACCCGTCAGGGCGATTTCCGGAAAACCAGACCAGTGACTCAGTTCACAATGAAGTAGTAAAAATCATGGCGAATGAGAGTAGGATAGTCAGAGCCAAAGATGTCGTCATGTGCATCGAAGATGTTTTGGAGGAATTGTCAGAGCAGGATAAGCAGTTAGTCGAAATGAAGTACTTCAAGGGTTACTATACTGATTTCGGGATTATGCGTGAACTTCGTTTTGCCGAAAGAACATATTATCGGCATAAAAGAGATCTAATCAGGCGATTTGCTTTGAGGATGAGGGTACTATAAATAAAGTGGCAGTATTTTGGCAGTATTAGACCCTATATCCGTAGTATTATGGTAGTGTGAAATATTTGAGAAGCGGACTGCACGGCAGGTGCCCATAGAGATGGGAACTCGATGCCGGGTCCGCTTATATTTCTCCTCCTCTTTGGGGCTCAGCGTTCTGCGAAACGCGGGGCCCTATTCTTTATCTTACGAAAAGGCGGTGAGTGTATGTATCCAAATTGTCATAAGCCCATAAACAAAGGAGATAAAGTCAACTGCGGTACATGTCGCCGCTGGGATACCGGTAAGCAGGAGTGCAGAGATGCGGCTGAGCAGTACGCTGAGTGGGATAGAGAGCATGGGTGGGCCGAACGGTTGATGCGGGAGAATCGCGGGGTGAGGGTGGAATAGGCAGGAATATCCTTCCTTGTGCCGAATTACGGCATAGGAAGGGGATGGTAGCTTGAGTAATGTCATTGACGAAAATTATTATTTTAAACCTAGTAAACGTTTAAGCAGAGAGACAAATGAGCATTTAGAGTTGATAGGTAAAGTTATAATTGCTGCAATTAAGCATAAACAGCTTGTGGATACCAGAAAGCATGGAAGGGAGAAATGGGAAAAATACACGTTGCCAATTTTTAAGGTCAAAAAGAGCAATACCAATAATTTGCTTATATGGGAATTGGAAGAACTGGTTAATTATATGGCGGATAATGACGAGGCATCTGAAGGTAAAACAGGCAATGAATTATTTAATTTGCTTTGTGAGATGTGCAAACAATATGTTGAAGAGAATAATATTACGATTATTTAATTGAGCCTCCGGGCTCTTTTTCTGTGGAGTCAAATTTTATTTTTTACTTCTAAAAGGCCCCTACTTCAGACTCGTTTATTCTGAAGTAGGGGCCAGGGCTTAATTATTTACTTACTCAGAAGGAAGATGAAATATAGGAGTATTGTTAACTCGCTGATAGAGAGTTCTAATGATAATTTTACTAAGCAGATAACAGAAAGCGGGTCGATATTTATTTTCATAGGGTAACCTCTTTTCTGTAATTGATTACCCTGGCCCTACTTACTGCATTCTATTCAAGGCATAGCAATTTGATGCAAATTTGGAGGTGATCACTGTGGCGTTGACAGCCAAGCAAAAACGATTCGTGGACGAATATTTGATTGACCTAAACGCCACGAAGGCTTATAAGGTCGCTTATCCCAATGTTAAAAACGATGAAACTGCTGCAGCTGCAGCAGCAAGATTGTTAAAGAATGTTAAGGTCAAAGCCTACCTCGACGAACGCATAAAAGCCAGGCAGGAGCGTACTGAGATTACCCAGGATATGGTGTTGCAGAAATGGTATGACATTGCTACAGCTGACCCAAACGAGATTATACATCTCCGGCGCGTCTGCTGCCGGCATTGCTTCGGCATCGGTCACCAATATCAATGGCGAGATCCAGAAGAGTATCAGCAAGCGGTAAAAGCAGCCTATGATATAGCCAAAGAAAAAGATACGGAGCCGGTCATTCCCTCCGATGCCGGCGGCTATGGATTCGACCGCTTACTCAAGCCACATCCTAAATGCCCCTATTGCCGAGGGGAAGGTCATCCAGAACTGCATATTGAAGATACCCGGAACCTGAGCCCCAAGGCGCGTCAGCTCTTCGCAGGAATCAAACAGACCCAAGCAGGGATTGAGATTAAATTCAGGGACCAAGACAAAGCCTTAGAGAACATCGCCAAGCATTTAGGCATGTTTATAGAAAAGGTTGAGCATAGCGGAGCCATAGGAAGCGAAGTCAATATCGTAATTGGCAGTGAAGAGTATGGCGATTAATCTTCAGTTAGATCCTGGTATCTTCAACGAGATATACCTAAGGCATCAGTTCCGCAACAACAACAGGTATCAAATCTATTATGGTGGCTCCAGTAGTGGCAAGTCCGTATCCTTGGCCCAAAGAGCTGTGCTCGATGTATTCAACGGACAAAGAAATTATCTTATTGTCAGAAATGTGCAGAACACTATCAGAAGATCTACCCTGAATGAGATTACCAAGGCGATAAGCAGCTTTAAGCTAACTCAATATTTTCAGATTAATAAAACTGATTTGACGATAACCTGCACATTAAACAACAGGCAGATACTATTTGCCGGGCTAGATGATCCAGAAAAGATTAAATCGATAACCCCTATTGACGGGGTTATTACTGATATATGGGTAGAAGAAGCGACTGAGTGTGAGTATGCAGCCGTAAAACAATTGGATAAAAGGCTTAGAGGTAGATCCAAGGTTAAGAAAAGACTGACACTAAGCTTTAACCCTATCCTCCAGGATCATTGGATTTATGAACAGTATTTCGATATATGGGAAGATAATAAGCAGTTTGTTGAAAAAAATGATGTAAGTATCCTGAAAACAACTTACAAGGACAATAAATTCCTAGCTCAAGATGACATAGATGCTCTAGAGAATGAGACTGACAAGTACTATTACGAAGTTTACACCTTGGGTAACTGGGGAACTCTTGGGGCAGTCATCTTCAAGAAATGGAGAGTTGAAGACTTTTCAGAACTTGAAAAGACATTTGATAATTACCGTCATGGAATTGACTGGGGCTTTGCAGAAGATCCATTTGCTTATATCAAGTCACATTACGATAAAACCAGAAAGCGCCTGTATATCTGCGATGAGATAGAAGCAGTTGATTTACTCAATAGTGAATCGGCTCCCATGGTAAAAGAGAAAGCTGGCCGAGACAGGGTAATCTGTGACAGTGCAGAGCCTAAATCGGTTTCAGAGTATAGAACATTGGGAGTTAACGCGAAAGCAGCTAAAAAGGGTCCTGGCAGCGTTGAATACGGCATCAAATTTCTACAGGATTTAGAGATTATTGTTCACCCAAGATGCCAGGCCTTTAAAGCGGAAATAAGCAAGTATAAATTCAAGGAGGACAAGAATGGCAATGTACTGCCTATCCCAGTGGATAAAGACAACCATTTAATTGATGGCCTAAGGTACAGCCTGGAAGATGATATGAAGAAGCCTGGGGTACATTTCTAAATCGAATCGAGGTGAAAAAATTGCCTATTATCACAGAGAATCAACGTATAACCACCATCATTAAAGCCGGAGCCAAGACTGCCATGAATCTTGAACAGATCATATCCTTAGAGATCAGCGAGTGGAAAACATCCAAGCGCCGGCAGGAAATGCTGAAGGGGGATGCATACTACCGGAACAAGACTGATATCCTCAACCGAACAAGGACAGTCATCGGCGAGAGTGGGGCAAAGGAGCCGATTGGCAATCTGGCAGATAACAAATTGGTCAATGGCTTTTTTAGAAAGCTTGTGGATCAGAAAGTGGGATATCTTCTCTCTAAACCCATGAGCATTCAAACAGATCAAGAAGAGTACCAAAAGCTTTTGTCCTCCTACTTTGGGAAAGGCAATCTCCGCATGTTCCAGAGCATCGGGAAGGAGGCTATAAAAAAAGGCATTGCCTGGCTGCATATTTACTATAACGATGCGGGGCAACTATCTTTTATGCGGATACCATCGGAGCAAATCATCCCCTTATGGCGTGATGCGGCTCATACAGACCTTCAGGCGGTCATTCGAACATACGAGGTGGAGACCTATGAGGGCACTCGCCGTGTGACGGTGACCAAAGTAGAGTGGTGGGATACCAACGGAGTCAAGCGGTATGTCCTGCAGGCCGGCGGACAGTACGGATTGGTGCCGGATGTAGAGGCCGGCGACGAAGAGCCTCACTTCAAAGTTGTGAAACCCGGAGAAGGTGAAGCTGCAACAGAAACTGGGGTGAATTGGGAAAGGGTACCGTTCATCGCCTTCAAGTACAATGAAGAAGAGCAGGGGCTGCTGGAGCTTATCAAATCGTTAATTGATGACTATGATAGCCGGAAATCCGATAATACCAATAACCTGGAGGATTTGCCGAACAGCATCTATGTAGTAAAAGACTATGGTGGGGCTGATGGGGCCAGTTTCCGTAAAAATATATCTATGTTCCGCTTGGTCTTCACGGAGGGTGAAGGTGGAGTTGATACCATCAGCCTGGAGCTTGATGTTGAAGCATACAAGACTCACATGGAGATGAACAGGAAAGATATTTTTGAATTCGGACGCGGTGTTAACAATGAATCGGATAAGCTGGGGAATAGTCCTTCCGGGATTGCCCTAAAGTTCCTCTATGCGGATTTAGATATGGATGCCAATATCATCGAAACCGAGTTCCAGGCCAGCCTGGAGCAGCTGAGATGGTTCATTGATGTCCATATCGCCAATACCACTGGAACTGACTACTCTGGTGAATCAGTGGAATTTGTCTTTAACCGGGATATCATCATTTCTGAGTCTGAGGTCATTACCGACATCAAGAACAGTGTCGGATTGCTGTCTGATGAAACGTTGATTGCCCAGCATCCATATGTAACCGATGTCCAGGAGGAACTGGATCGGGTCATGAAGCAGAAGGAGGAGGAGCAGAGGCAGTTTGATGATTACGGTAATCTGGGCCGAGGAGGTGAAAACAATGCTGCAAAAGAGGGCGGAGACGAAGGTCAATGAGCTGATTATAATGGCCTGTGACGGTCTAATGAAAGAGGCTATTATCGACAAAGAATCATTCGATGCTGTATCCAGGTTAATCGAAGCCCTGAACAGTGGGACCACAGTGGATAGCGCTAATGCAATTGGGTTTCACGCTGGTTCGGTTGACCCAGAAGAATGTGATGCCGAATGAAGTCGTCCGAGTATTGGCAAAAACGCTCAGAGCAAATTGCCCAACGCCAATTCGATAAGGCAGATGAGTGTTCAGCAGCACTCCGAAAAGAGTATAACCGCGCTATCTTCTCTATCAAAAAAGACATGGAAGTCTTTTATCAAAGGTTCGCCGATAACAACGGTATAGTGGACATGGCTGAGGCTCGTAGGTTGCTGAACTCCAAGGAGTTGGCAGAGTTCCGATGGAACCTTGAGGAATTCACGGAAAAGGCCAAAAATAACGCCGATGGTAAATGGACACAACAGCTTGATAATGCCTATTACCGTACCCGTGTCAGCCGCCTGGAAGCTTTGCAAATGCAAATCAATCAACATATTGAAATGCTGGCCGGGAGCAAACAGCAGGGAGTCAAAAGCCTCCTTGAGGATGCTTATACTGACACCTATTACCGGACGCTATTTGAGCTGCAGAAGGGTACAGGAATTGGTGCCAGCTTTGCTAAGATAGATGAGCAAGGATTAGAGACTGTCCTAAAAGCAAAGTTGGAGGATAAGAACTGGTCAGAGCGAATCTGGGGCGATAGGGATAAATTAAAGCGACAACTTCATATCAAGCTGTCGCAGTCTTTTATGCGGGGAGATAGCATTGATAGGACCACACAAGACCTTGCCAAGCGCATGGATGTGTCCTATACAAATGCTTATCGACTGGTCCAGACAGAGACTGCTTTTTTTGTAGAGCAAGCCACATTCAAAAGCTATGAAGATAGTGGCGTTGATAGGTATGAATTATTGATTACGCTTGACATTAGGACCAGTGATATCTGCCAATCTTTAGATAAGCTGCCCCCAGAAAACAAAATATTCAAAGTGTCCGAGAGAGAAGTTGGGATAAATGCACCGCCGTTCCATGCCAATTGCCGAACCACAACAGTTCCTTATTTTGATGATGAAGAAGATGTAGGAGAGAGAATAGCCCGGGACCCGAAGACAGGCAAGACTTATCAAGTGCCAGGCGATATGACCTATGAGCAGTGGTATGATAAGCATGTTGTAGGGGAGTATGGGAAAGAACAGGCCGAACTTATGACGAAGCAAGCGGCTAATCTAAGCTCTGACCAAAAACAGTATACGCGCTATAAAAACATTCTTGGCAAAGATGCCCCGAAAACCTTTGAGAGTTTCCAGAATCTGAAGTATACTGATAGTGAGAATTGGGCTGATACAAAAAGTCTGTATCAGTATATTAAGGATAACCCTGAAAGCAATAAGGTTTATTACCAGGTGAATAAAGATATCAAAGCTTTAGTGGATAGTGGAGTAGTAAACAAAAGCATCGGAACCGCAGTCAAACCGAGCCCGATTAACATTGGCTCTATTGGCTCCCATGCTGAGAAGCAGATGCTTAAGCGAAAGATAACAAGCCATGATGCGAAGAGCTATGTGGAGAATGCAAAGGTAATATTCAATCAGAACAGCGGCAAAAACCAAGCCTATTATTCAAAAGAAGGTGCCTCTGTTGTTATCGTAGAGGGCAATATATTAAAAACAGCTTTCCCAAGCAGCTACTATGACGACGGAGCAAAGGCCATATTGGAGGTGGTTAATAAGTATGTCAAGTGAATACATGTGCCCGATACTGAACAGAGCGATCGATGATGGTTATTGCTATGACATTACGAATGCCGCCTATGGGATGATGAAGATGGAGGCATTGGAGGACAAAATAGACCGAGATGCGGCATTAAAATACTGTGAGGCGTGTCCATTCAATCAAATTAAAGATAACTGAAAGCACTCTTAAACAAAAGGTGAGAGTGCTTTGTTTTAATTTAGAAACGAGGTGAGCCATCATTGACTTAGCAGCCGAACATAAATGTTTTGCCTGCGGGGAACCGTATGGCTGGCGCATCTTCCGCAAAGAGGCAGTTGCTCCTTATGCAGAAGGCCAAGGGAGAATGAGAATATATCATTCTGGCCAGCCTGAACGAAAAGTTCTGGATAATGTCGTGGATTATGTCTACACAGAAGAAAATACCTTGATGATTGACACGGAGTGTCCTCATTGTAAAGAGAAAAACCGAATCATGTATGTAAAGCACTCGTAAGGGTGCTTTCTTTATGCCCTGGGTACGGCGTTAAACTGTTCATTGCTCTTTTTAAAGGCCAGAGCATAAAGAAGCGTAACTCCTAACTGGGAGCGACCAGTATAAAAAGCTATTGGAGGTTTTGAATAATGGAATGGTTAAGAAAGCTTATTGAGACACACACAAAGGATGGTAAATTAGATCTTGATGCACTGATGACTGCAACGGCAATCGAGTTTCCCAAACATGCGGTTCCGAAGGACACCTACAACACTGTGGCCGAGGCCAAAAAAGAGCTTGAAAAGGATATTGCCACCCGGGACAAACAGATCGAGGATCTAAAGAAAGTCGATGCCGCCAGCCTGCAGGCTGAGATCATAAAACTCCAAGGTGAAAACAAAACCGCCAAAGAGAAGTATGAGGCCGACATGAAAGCCCTGGCCCTGTCCAATGCTATCAAGCTGGCCCTGACCGGCAAAGCCCATGACCCAGATATTGTGGCCAATCTCTTGGATAAATCAAAAATCGAACTCAACGAGGATGGCACCGTTAAAGCCGGCCTGGATGAGCAAGTGAAGTCCTTGAAGGAATCAAAGGCTTTTTTGTTTGCCGAAGAAAAGAAGGATGACGGAGGGGGCTTCCAGTTCAAAGGGTTTAAGCCTGCCGAGGGTAGCGAAGGTGAAAAAGGCAAAGGCAGTGAAGGTGACAAGGAAGGGGCTTTTGGTAGGCGCCTCGCGGACTTTGCAAAGAGTAATGAAGGGTTAGAGAAAGCCCGGCAATCCTATTTCGAGTAAGAAACGGAGGATAAACGATTATGAGTAAATTTGTAGTAACCAGCTATGGAAATAAAAAAGAGATCCTAAAATTCCCCGACCACTATGTGGCATTGGCTGTTATGGTGGATGATACAGGGATTACGGCAGTCGATGGAAAGAAAATCGTCCCTGCCGGAACCATTGTGGGCAATGATATCCTCACGGATGAAACCAAGTTGGCCAAAAAGGCAGTCACGACCCCGGGCACCGAAGGAGCACCGGACACAACCAACGCTGAGGGAGTCCTGCTCAATGATGTGGATGTGACTCATGGGCCAGCTCAAGGAGCTATGGTCATCCACGGGTTTATCAAGCTGTCCGCCCTGCCCACCGCCCCGACTGCTGAAGAAAAGGCGGCACTCAAGCAGATTACATTCATTGCCTAAGGTAAGGCCTAAGGCAAATAAGAAAGGGTGATAAATAACATGACTATTTTCGATTTGGTGAATGCCAAAAATATCGTGACGTACTACTTAGCCAATCCATCCAATACAATTCCTTATCTGGGAGCAACCCTGTTCCCCTCGAAAAAGCAGCTGGGGCTAGATTTAAGCTGGATTAAGGGGTCCCGTGGCCTGCCTGTATCCCTGCAGCCTTCGGCATTTGACACCAAGGCAACTCTGCGGGATCGCATCGGGTTTCAAAAGATTGACACCGAAATGCCGTTTTTCCGTGAGTCTATGAAGATTGGTGAAAAAGACCGTCAGGAACTCAATAAACTGGCTGCATCACAAAATGAAGCTATCATTATGCCGGTGATCAATGAGATCTATGACGACGTAACAACTCTGGTCAATGGTGCTCAAGTCGTGCCGGAACGCATGATTATGCAGCTGCTGTCCTCTGGAAAAATCCGCATTACTGCCAATCGCCAGGATCTGGATTATGATTTCCTCATGTCATCCGAACATAAGGAGACACTGACGGCATCAGAGGATAAATGGAGCAACCCTGATGCTGATATCGTGGGGGACATCAAGACATGGCAGGACAAAGTCGAAGATGACACTGGAGTTCGGCCAACCAAGGGGATTTGCACCCGGAAGACCTGGAACTATATCCTGCAGAACAAACCCATCCGCTTGGACATGAATCCCCTGGGCGGACAGAACATCATTATGACCGATGCCATGATGAAGCAGTATCTGGAGACCAAATTGGGTATTAGAATTGCCGTGTACAATAAAAAGTATGCCCTACAGGATGGGTCAACTCATCTGTTCTACCCCGATGATTACATTACCCTGATTCCTGATGGGACTTTGGGAAGTACGTATTACGGCACGACCCCCGAGGAAAGCGATCTGATGGCCGGAATTTCCAATGCTCAGGTATCTATCGTGAATACCGGCGTAGCTATTACGACGATTAAGGAAGCACACCCCGTGAATGTGGAAACGGTCGTCAGTGAGATTGTATTACCTTCCTTTGAGACCATCGACACCATCTTCATTGCGAAGGTGAATTAGGGAGATGACTTTTCATCTCCCTAGCTCTTTTGGAAGGAGTGAACATTATGGCCGGGAAACAAACTGCAAAACCAAAGGCCGAAGAAGAACAATTCCAAACCATTCAATGGATGGTGAACGTAAAGCATCGGGGGCAACGGTATAAGGTAAGGCAAACACTTCAAGTGACGCAGGAAGAAGCCAGTGAGCTTATTGCGGCCAAGGCAGCAAGGCTGGTGGAGTAACATGATTACAGCGGCAGATATTTGGCCGATCATTAAGTTGCGTTTAAGCCTTCAGGATGATTCTTTGCAAACCCTCGTTACCTCTTACATCGAGGAAATAGAAATGAGGATACTGCACTATTGCGGCATCAAAGCGGTTCCTGTTGGACTCAAGTTCACCTGGGCCTCTATGGCCATTGACGCAGTCAGGATTGATCTCCCTAATGTGGCGGAAATCTCCGACACAGTCGGCGGGGCCGAATCTATTAAAGTCGGAGATACGCAAGTCAGCCCGGCGCGGGGCGGGGGGGATGTGTCCAATACATCCAAATCTGCCATAGATAAGGTTGTGTTGAATTATCGGATCGACTTGAATCGTTATCGGAAGCTTCGTTGGTGAGGAGGTAGTGAGCGTGATTAACTACAGGCGCCACCGCAGAGCCATAGAGAAGCTATACGAGGACAAATGCACGATTAGCCGTATGGTAGACATCCTGAAGCCCTCAGGCGAGAAAAGAAAGTCCTTGCAGCCGGTATACGAGGATAAACCCTGCAAGCTGTCCCAAAAGGCTCTGGCCTCGAACGGGCAAACAGAGGCGGCGAATAATATCGCCTATGAGACAAAGCTTTTTATCGCTCCTGAGCTGGAGATTAGCCAGGGGGATGCCATTGAGGTGACCCGCTGTGGCAGGGTGTTAAAATTTATCGCCGGTGAACCTTTTGTGTATGGTTCCCATCAAGAGATTAGTCTGCAGCGAAAGGATAAAGCTTAGCTATGGCAAAGTGGGGCAGCTTTAAATTTGATGAGATCGAACGGCTGGCGGAGTCTTTTCAGCAAGCTTTAGATGAGCGCGTCATCGACCGATTCATGCAGGAATTTCTCTTGGAAATGGCTATGCGGGCACTGCGGAAAATAAAGAAGCGAACCCCTGTAAACTCAGGGGACCTTCGCCGGAAATGGAAAGTCGGCAGGGTCATTCGCATGGGAGATGCCTATGTGGTGGAAATTTTCAACCCTGTGGAATTTGCCTCCTTCGTTGAGTATGGGTTCCGGGCGCATTGGGTCCCAGGCCATTGGGAGGGCAACCGCTTTGTGTATGACAAGGCCGCGATAAAGCTTTCCAAAGAGGCGAGAGCAGCTTATCGGGAGAAATACGGCTCCACCGGGATGTACGTTGGCAAAAAAAATGGTTGGGTCCAAGGGCGCTTTATGATGACCATCTCTATGCAAGAGATGGAACGGGAGATGCCTAAGTACCTGGCCAAAAGGCAAATGGAACTGCTGGAGCAAATCATGAATGGCAGGCCACCGAAGAAAGGGGGATGACGGTGGGAGCAATTACATTTAACCTTGTCCGGGATAGCGTCATTTCGGCCTTGGATCAAAACTTCCCCGGCATCGGCATATACGGCGAAGAAATAAAGCAGGGCTTTGAGGAGCCTTGTTTTTTTGTAAAGCTCTTCCCGGTGTCACAGGAGCAGCTCCTTGGTCGGCGATATCAGCGGAACCACTCCTTTGATATTCACTATTACCCGGTGGAAGCTGAGGAAGGCGAAGAACAGCGGCAGAATGAGGATATGCACGAAATGGCAGAGCGGCTATATAACAAGATGGAACTGGTCCCTGTGATGGGTGGATTGATGCGCGGCGCGAAGATGCGGCATGAAATTGTAGATGGGGTGCTACATTTTTTTGTGGACTATAATTTCCAGGTTGTCCGGGAAACGGCTCCTGACCCAACGATGCAGACCATGGAACAGGAGGGATATATTCGTGGCTAAGAAAGCTGAACCAGCTGAAAGGGCGTATTCAAAAGCGCAGATCCTGCAGTCGAAGCGATATCAACAAAAAGATGTCTTGAGCGCACTCCTGAAGGATGGGCAGCAATACACCCTGGAAGAGGTCTCGCGGGTGTTAAATGAATTTTTAGCAAAGGAGGCTAAATAATGGCAGCAGGCACATTTACAACCCAAAACAAAGTGCGCCCTGGGGTGTACATCAATTTTAAATCAGAACCCCAGGCCATTGGCACCCTGGGAGAGCGCGGTGTCGCATCCATTCCCCTGGCCATGAGCTGGGGAGAACCTAACACAGTTCTCACCATTGAAGCCGGTGAGGACGTATTCACAAGACTGGGCTACTCTATTACGGATCCTAAGCTGCTTTTAGTTAAAGAAGCCTTGAAGCGGGCCAAGACGCTACTTCTCTATCGGCTGAACGCTGGCACCAAGGCGGCAGTGACCGTGGGCAATCTTACGGCTACAGCAAAGTGGGGTGGAGTCCGTGGAAATGATATCTCATTGGTCATCCAAGAAAATATTGATGATGAAGAGAAGTTTGATGTATCCACCCTAGTAGACGGGGTCGAGATGGATAAGCAAACTGTGGCCAACATCGCCGGTCTGGCTGCAAACGATTGGGTGGTATTTTCTGGTGCTGGTGTCTTAACTGAAACCGCCGGCGCTCCATTAGTAAGCGGAGCCGACGGAACGGTGACCAATCAGGCTTATATTGATTATCTGGCCGCTGTGGAGATTTTCGACTTTAATACTATCGCCTTGCCTAACACGGATGATACGCTCAAGGCAACCTTCACAGCCTTTGTAAAACGGCTCCGGGATGACGAAGGGAAGAAAGTCCAGGTCGTTCTCGAAAGCTATCCGGCGGCTGATTACGAGGGCGTTATTAGTGTCAGAAACGGTGTGGTACTCTCCGATGGAACTACCTTGACGGCAGCTCAAGCGACAGCGTGGGTAGCCGGCGCAACGGCAGGAGCACAGGTCAATGAATCCCTCACCTATCAGGCTTATGATGGGGCAGTGGATGTGGCCCCCCGGTATACCAATGCACAGATCATCGCAGCTCTGCAGGCCGGGGAATTTGTGTTCACGGCCAATGATAATCGGGCTTTGGTGGAACAGGACATTAACACCTTAACCAGCTTCACGGTGGATAAAGGTAAGCAGTTTGCTAAGAACCGGGTGATTAGGGTCCTAGATGGAATCAATAATGATTTCGTCCGGATTTTCTCTGAGTTTTATATCGGCAAAGTGTCCAATAATCCAGATGGGCGAAACCTGTTGAAATCGGAGTGCATTAACTACATGAACACACTCCAGGGAATTGATGCTATCCAGAATTTTGATTCCCAGTCAGATATCGCGGTCCAGCCCGGGAATGAAGTGGATGCCGTCTATATTGAGGCGAACATCCAGCCGGTGGATTCTGTGGAGAAGATTTATATGAAAGTGCAGGTGAGCTAGCATGGCCTTTTTAAAACCGGAAGATGCAGTCAGTGGCAAGCAAGCCAAGGCCTTTGCTACAATCAATGGCCGGGTGGAAGAGTTGTTTTATGCTAAATCTATTGAAGCGACGATTGAAAAGAATAAAGCGGATGTTCCTATCCTGGGCAAAACAAACGTAGGAAAGAAAGCTGCAGGATGGACCGGTAGCGGAACGCTGACGATTTATTATTTTACGAGCCTGTTCAGGCAACTGATGATCGACTATGTGAAAACCGGGCGGGACTTCTACTTTGACCTTCAGATTGTCAATGAGGACCCGGCATCGGGTGTGGGGAAGCAGACTATTGTACTTAAGAGTTGCAACTTAGACAGCATTACGGCAGCATCTTTTGATATCACTTCGGATGATCCTCTGGAGGAGGAGATGCCCTTTACCTTCGAGGATATTGATATGTTGGATCAGTTTAGCCGGCCTGTGACGGGATAAAAGATTTTGGGTACGTCATGTCGTGATGACACGCCTCTGCCCTCTCTTAGAGACCTGAGTAAAATCGGGTCTCTTTTTAATGCTCAAAAGAGAGGATGAAGAATTATGAATGAACTGGTTATTTTAAAGGGGAATGATGCCTTTACTGACAGCATGGTAATTGCAAATGGAACGGGTTATGAGCACTCTGTTATACAAAGAAAGATAAGAGATTACAAAAATGAGTTTGAGCAATTGGGAAAGCTCGGTTTTCAGGACCGACCTTTGCCAAGCGGGCAGAAGCAAAGAATATATTTACTCAATGAACCGCAAGCATCTTATCTCTTAACTCTTCTAGATAACAGAGATGTAGTAAGGCTGTTTAAGCTTGAACTGGTCAAAGAATTCTATCGGATGCGCCAACGCATATTTGAGCGTCAAACTGCCGATTGGAAACAGGCCCGTCTGACCGGCAAGCAAGCCCGCCGGGAGGAAACTGATGTCATCCTAACTAAGCTTATCCCTCTGGCAGAATCCCAGGGGAGCAAGAACGCAGGCAAGCTCTATATGACTTATTCCAAGCTAGTGAACTCAACACTGGGCATAGAATCAGGTCAACGCGAGAACCTCCCTCTATCCTACATCGAAGCAATCAAATTCCTTGAACGCGCCATTGAAAACATAATCTCGCAAGAGGTGGACAAGGGCACCCACTACAAAGAGATATACCAAGTGTGTAAAGTGAAATGCCAGATCATAAAAGAATTGGCATTTTTACCGTCGTTGAAGATGATTTCTTAATTTTAGAGGAGGATTTACTATGAGTGATTTACAAGATTTTTTAATGGACAGCTTTGAGGATGCAGAGGTTATCGAGCGAAAAGTATCCCTTGGCGGAAAAGAGAAGGTCATGAAGTTCAAGCCTATCACAGCGGCCAAAGGTGATGAAATTAGAAAGAGTTGTCGCAAAACAAGTTTCCATAAAGGGCAAAAAATCGTTGAGTCAGATCAAGATGCATTCGTGGCTAAATTGATTACCGAAACGACTGTATTTCCTGACTTTAAATCCCAGGAGCTGCAGCAAAGCTGGGGTGTGCTCGGGGCCGAAAACCTGCTGAATGCCATGAAGGCAAAAATGAAGGATGGCGAATATGCCACCCTTTCAAATATCGTCAGTGAAATCAATGGCTATAACAAAACCATGGATGATCTGGTCGAAGAAGCAAAAAACTAATTGAGGGGGGCGATGGTGAGGCGAATTACGCTTACTACGCCCTCCATGAGCTTAAGGTTTTGCCGGGTGCGTTTATGAGATTACCCCGAAATGAAAGGGCGCTTATCTATGCCATGATTGATATCAGGATTAAGAAGGAGAAGCAGGACATGGCGAAAGCGAAGAAAAAGAGATAAGAAGTGCGGTCTATTTACCAGCCCAAAATTCATGACCACATTTAAGGCAGGTAATCCTAACTTTTTTAGCCCCGATGTTTCCTGCAACAAGCCCTATTGGACCAGCGGCCCAAGCCCCAGCGACTGCCTTACCTATTCCAAATCCTTTCTTATTAGCACTTATTGAGGTAGAAAGACATTTCGGGCAATAGGCAATTCCTTGTTTATCTAATTGTGCAGCTTGTTCGCTTAAGGTGCCCTCTCGCCAGTTAGGGTTTTTTTGCTCCATATCCTTTTTCCATCTTGGAGTAATTGAATTTTTGGGATTCGGGACAGACGAAATTATTTCATTAATTGTTTCTGTATCATTGGAATCAACAATAGGAAATCCCCGATCTTTGGTATTACAGGTGGGGCATTTCTTTGCCCCATCTAATAATTTGTCTCCGCAGTTAAGGCAAATCTTCATATACAGTTCCTCTCCCTTTTTGGTAAATATTTTAAAATAATTATAGCATATAAAAATTAAGGTCAAAGCTTTTTTTGGAAAGGGGTACAGAATGGCAACTATTAGCTCTACATTAAAGATGTTTGACTCTATGTCAAGACCCTTACAGAATATAACACAGGGCATGAACATGATGATATCTACTATGCATCAAATGCAAAATGCCGCTGAGAGAAATACCAACATTGACAGAACCCTAACAGCAGCCAAAGAAAGAATTGCCGCCGCTGAGATTGACATCAGAAACTCAATTGACCAGGCAACAAGGGCACAGGATAGATTCAACGAGGCGGCTCAAAGTGGCACGAAACATACAAATGGGCTTTTATCCAATATCAAATCCATGGCTGCCGCTTACTTAAGTTTCCAGACAGCACGGGCAATTGGGGAATCAACTATTGTTGCGGCTATGAATCGGCAGCAAACATTAGATACTTTTAGCGCAAGAGCTGGAAGCGAAACGCTTGGGGCAGCAATCTACGACCGAATTGCAAAGCAAGCATTAAGCTTAGGGCAAGACGTAGAGGCCTCTCTGGCCGGAACAATGTCCTTTATGTCTAACACTATGGACCCCGGCAATTTGGCACAATTAAATAGATTGGCTATGCGATTAGCAAAGCTCAATCCGACCGAGGGGTTGGGTGGTGCTGCTTTTTCTTTGAAGGAACTTATGTCGGGTGACTACACATCCATTGCCGAGAGATTCAACATGAGTCGAACTATGCTCCAGAATAGTGCAGCTCGCAAGGCCGGCCTAGAAGGAGACGTTGAGAAATTTATTGCAGGGATGGACAATCTGTTAAACCAGCAGAAAATGACGGAAGAAGCATTCGAAAAGATGCTTGATAGCCCCGCCGCAAAGTGGCAGAGTGCGATCAATACCTTCAAATTTAATATGGCTAACGCTGGTCAAAGCTCTGTTATTGCATTAACGCCTCTCTTTGACATGATGAATCAGATGTTTGAAGATGGTAGAATGCAGACTTTTTTCAACGGACTGAATACTGCGCTGGTAGGGCTTGCAAAAGGTGCCCTCTGGTTAGCAAATGTAGGGTTGGGCATACAAAGAAATTGGGAGATGATTGCGCCAGCTATTTGGTCAATTATTGGGGCCTTGATTATTTATAATGGCAATTCCCTTATAAGCATGGCGAATACCACAAAAGATATCATTCTTAAGATTGCACACGCTGCCGCGTCATCAGCGGAAACTATAGCAATAATCGGGTTAACCATAGCTCAGGAAGGGCTTAATGCAGCTATAGCGTTGTGCCCTATTACGTGGATTATAGGAGCGATTATAATATTGATTGCCACATTCTACTTTGCTGTAGCTGCTGTTAATCACTTCGCAGGTACAAGCTTATCTGCTACAGGCCTAATCGCAGGCGCGTTTATGTGGTTAGTAGCCCTTATCGGCAATCTTCTTGTTGCATCATTCAATTTCATGCTAAGCACTGTAGACTCAGTTTTGAATACCGTCGCACTATTTGCTGAATTCTTAGCTAATGTATTCATTGACCCTGTAGGCTCGATAGTAAGGCTGTTTTCAGGTATGGCAGATACAATTCTTTCCCTGCTGCAAAACATAGCATCGGCGATTGATACTATATTCGGGTCGAATTTAGCTGATGCCGTTGGCGGATGGAGGAGTGGGCTAAAGGGCGCGGTTGACGACTTAGTGGGAGAGGCCGCAATCCAACTTCCGCGCTTAGATTCAAGCGCTATGCAATTAGAACGCTATGATCTCACTAATGCTTTTGACGCTGGATACAAATGGGGAGATGATCTCGCCAAGAAATTTAATTTGGGAAATATGTTCAAGGCCCCCGAAGATTTAGGAGCTTTAGCTAATGGTTGGGACGGCACCATCCCCGACATCGACAAAGTCGGCGAAGTTGGCAAAATCAAAGATAAAGTGGATATCTCCAGCGAAGACATCAAGATCATGCGAGAGCTGGCCGAAATGAAGAATATCCAAAACTTTGTGACGCTGACACCGACAGTCTCTGTATCAACAGGTGACATCCGCAATGGGGAGGACACGAATACAATTATAGCCAAGATTAAGACGATGCTGGAGCAAGACATAGCCTCGTCGGCATCGGCGGTGTACGGCTAATTAAGAAGGAGTGATTGAATTGACGAGCATAAAAGTGGATTTAAGCAAATCTCTTCAAGAAATAAGCGACAGCTGCCAAGTGGCAACTGCTATCGTCGAGAAAGCTATAACGGAGGATTGGTCGCCTGGGGCGCTCAAGCAAGCGGTACGCCTATTGGATGAGCAATTGAACAGAAAAGCAGAGCAATTTGTAACCCTTACGCCTACTGTTAATGTGACGGCGTGCGGTGCCGGCGAAAATTATGATGCGGGCACCATTATTTCGGAGATAACGGCTATTTTGAAGAAAGAGATTTCCGCGACCGCGTCAGAGGTGTATGGAGGTTAAGAAGGGAGGCGAAACCTGATGAATAAAAAGAATGCAAAATACGAAATAACGCTCCAAAGAGACAAGGGCCTGGGCGTTAAGTATAACGGACAGACCCTTGAAGGGGTTGTTGATGTAAAAACTTCAATAGGAGCATACGGCGCATGCGATTCTGAATTATTGATAACGATTAAGGGAGTTGAAATGTCCATGACGGCTGCGCCCATTAGCCATTAATCTTCGAGCGTATCTACCGCTTTAGCCGTAAGTTTTAGCAATCTTCCGTTTTCGTCTCTGCGGACCCGGGTAAGCAGTTTACTTTCGTACAAGTATTCAAAGCAGATTTTAACATTGTCCGAAGATATCGAAGGAACCCTTGAAAAAAGATATTCATCATCCAAATAGAATTCAAAGGTGTCACTATCTACGGCGGCTAAATAGCAAACGCGTAGAATTTTCATAGCATTCTCTTTGATTTTAAAATCTTCAGGCATAAAAGCACCTCCTCTCTGGTCGTTGGTAAGTCTTGACAACTTCCATTTTATCAAAAGAAGGGGTGCTTTTATATCCCCAAAGGTAGGTGACCCCCATGTCCTATAGCATCGAACTCAGCTTCAACAACCGCGAAGAATCCTTCGAACTTCCCGTCATGCCGGGGAGCCTTGAAGCGAGCGAATCCAGCTCAAACAAAACTTATGACATCATCGCCTTAGGTGAAATCAATGTCATCAAAGCCCCCAAGCTCAGTGGATACGGATTCAGCAGCATCTTTCCAGCCCGGCGCTATCCCTTTGTGACAGTTCAGGGGCTCCTGCAGCCTATCGATTATGTTAAGCTTATCATCAAGTGGATGGAGTCTAAGCGGCCCATCCGCTTTGTTTTTACCTCAGATCGCTTTGATATCAACACCCTGGCCAGTATTGAGAGCTTTGACTGGAAAGAGGTTGCCGGCGGGGGAGGAGATATTGAATACTCCATTAAGCTAAAAAAGTATGTCTCCTACGCGGCCAAAAAGGAAACGAAATTGACGCTGCTTGCCACAGTAGCCTCAAACACAGCGTTGCCGCCTCCGACACCGGCCCGTCCCAACGAGACCAAGCCCCCTAAGACTTATACCCTGGTAGCCGGCGATACCTTATGGGCGGTGGCGCAAAAGCATCTGGGCAACGGTGCCCGCTGGCCGGAGATACAAAAACTGAACGGCATTACGGATGCGGAAATTAAGCGGCTGCAGATTGGCCGGGTGCTCAAGTTGCCATAAGGAGGGCTTTGCCGATGTTGATGGTGTTTATCGACAATAAAGACGGAAACGTGTGGGATATCTCTCAGATCGTGGCTGATGTGACCTGGAAGACCAGCCGCATCGGGAAGGCCGGGAGCCTGAGCCTCACTCTCATCAAGAATTCTCCGGACCAGGATCAATCCTTTAAGTATGCCAATGGGGACATCGTCTATGTTCAGATGCAAGATGGCACCAAAGTTTTCTATGGCTATATTTTTAGCATAGACGGCGGTAAGGATGAGGCGGTGAAGATTACCTGCTATGACCAGCTGCGGTATCTCATGGCCAGTGATACCTATGTCTTTTCTAATGTCACGGCCTCCGAGGTGGTGAAGCAGATAGCTACTGACTTCAAGCTTAAGCTTGGCCGAGTTGATGATACCGGATATAAGATTCCAACGATGTCTGAAGATAATCAAAAGCTGATGGATATCATCTGCAAGGCTCTGGACCTGACCCTCATCAACAGCGGTAAAAACCATGTCCTTTTCGATGACTTCGGGGCTTTGTCGGTCCGGAATGTGGAGGACTTTTCTTTGGACTTCATTATTGGTGATTATAGCCTGATGACGGATTACTCGCATAAGGTCTCCATCGACAGCGATACCTATAACAGAGTCAAGCTCTATCGGGATAATAAAGTTACAGGCAAGCGGGATGCATATATCGCCCAGGACAGTGCCAACATGGCCAAATGGGGAGTGTTACAGCTGAGTCAGTCGGTGGATGAAGAGATGAATGAAGCCCAAATCAGTGAGCTATTAGATGCGCTGATTACGCTGAAGAACCGGGAGACCAAGAGCCTGAAGGTCGAGGCTATAGGTGACATCCGCGTCCGGGCTGGTCGGTATGTCCGAATACAAATTGAGGAGTATGGTATCAATCAGCCCTTTTTGGTGGACGAATGCAGTCACTCCTTCGATGGGGTGGACCATACTATGAGCTTAGAGCTAAAAATGATTTAAATTGAGGGTGATCTAATGTCCAGTTTGCTTGACTTGATTAAAGCAGCCGGGGCCGATGCCGTAAACGCCTCCAACCCCGTAAATATCCTCTTCGGCGAAATCCTAACGGTCAATCCGCTGAGTGTGAAAGTTGATCAACGCTTCACTCTGCCGGCAGATTTTTTAATTGTGCCGGAAAGCTTAACCCGTCATGTGGTGGACTTGAAACATACTCACCAATACACCGATGACGGGTCAACGAATAATACTTCGGAAGCCTTAACTCAAAAAATCGTGATTCGCCCCGGGCTTGCTCCAGGGGATAGGGTGCTGATGCTTAGAGTTCAGGGTGGTCAGCGTTATGTCATTTTAGATAAGGTGGTGACAGCATGATACCCACAGGCGGAAGTATTACGAACGAGGCCATAGAGTACGTGGAGCAGCCGTCTCTCACCTGGAAGCTGGATGCTGAGAAAGAGCGTATTGTCGGGAGGCTGGACGGACTGGACTCCGTAAAGCAGGCCGCCTCAAAGATTTTACAGACGCAGCGTTTCCGCCATTTGATTTATACCCCGGACTATGGGGCCGAATTAGATAAGCTGATCGGCATGCCTCCAGCTTTCGTGAAATCTGAAGCCACCCGGATGCTCCAAGAGGCCCTGACCCAGGATGACCGGATTACAGGAGTTGAGAATGTGCAGACCACAGTCACCGGGGACAGTTTGCTGATTGAATTTACTTTAGTCAGCACCTACGGCAGCATGGAAATGAGTCAGGAGGTGAGTGGCTAATGTATGAAGACCAGACCTATGACGCGATCCTGGCCAGAATGCTTGACCGGGTGCCCAACACCGTGGATAAGCGGGAGGGTAGCCTGATTTATGATGCCTTAGCACCTGCGGCGGCAGAGCTGGCGCAAATGTACGCTGAGTTGGACGTTAATAACAATCTCATTTTTGCAGATACGGCCAGTGAAGACTATTTGACCCGCCGGACCGCTGAGTTTGGAATCAATAGAAAAGAGGCCACAAAGGCACAGCGCAGGGGAGAGTTTTTCGATAGTACCGATACCCCGCTTAACATACCCATAGGCAGCCGCTACAGCATCAGTGGGCTGAATTACACAGCTATCGAACAGATCGGTACCGGCGCGTATGTCCTTGAATGTGAAACGGCTGGAACGGCAGGCAATCAGCAGTTTGGGGGTTTGCTTCCTATCGCCTATGTCAATGGTTTGGCAAGGGCGGAACTCACCGATGTATTGGTGCCAGGGGAGGATGAGGAGACGGATGAGGCTCTGCGCTCCCGGTACTATGAAGCCGTGAATGAACCGGCTTTTGGCGGGAATATTGCGGATTACAAGCAGAAAATCAATAGCATCAACGGAGTGGGAGGGACAAAGGTTTTCCCGGCCTGGGCTGGAGGTGGCACTGTGAAATGCACGATTATTGCCTCTGACTGGGCTAAGCCATCTCCTGAATTAGTGAATGAGGTCCAATCCACCATGGATCCGGAAGAGAATCAGGGGATGGGAATGGGGCAGGCACCGATCGGCCATGCCGTGACGATAGCCGGGGTGGATAAGGTTACGGTGGATGTGGAAACGACACTCACACTTGCGTCCGGTGTAACCCCCGGGCAAGTCCAGGCCGATGTAGAAGCAGTCTTAGAGGCCTATCTCTTAGAACAAAGAAAGACCTGGGCTGCTCAAACCCAGATCATTGTCAGAACGGCGCAAATGGATGCTCGGATGCTTACTGTCCAAGGTGTGGATGATGTAGCCGGGACGAAGCTTAACGGCGTGGAGGCCAATCTTGTGCTCGATGAGGAAGAGATTCCGATCCTTGGGGCGGTGGTTATCAATGAGTAAGCCGATTCGAGAGTATTGGCCTGAATACTATGACACGATATTGGATTTTTTAAAGCTGGCTGAGACAGAAGATGTTGAGATTCAGAGCCTGGAAGCTGCTGTCAACCAACTATTAAACGACCAATTTGTCCTGACATCAGGCTATGAGGCGATAAAACGTCGGGAGAAAATGCTGAACATCCAGGCTGATCCCACAACTGAAACTCTGGACTTCCGGAAAAAGCGGATCATTAACCGCTATTCGACGAAGCCGCCGTTCACTATTCGCTATCTTCAGGACCGTTTAGATTTCCTGGTGGGAGAGGGAAAGGCTCTTGCTAGTGTGGACGTGCAGAATTTTATCTTATGGATAGAGACTGCCATAGAAGATGCGGCTTTATTCAGGGAGCTGGAATACACAGTTAAAGCCACTAAGCCGGCCAATCTGATCTACAATCAGAAAACAGCTCTATTGGATGAAATAATCTTAGAAGAGCATATTGCCAAGCGAGATATCAACCGACAGAGTCGGCTCGGTACAACCTGGCGGCTGGGGACTATGCCATTTGCAACATTGGGACCGGAGGTGGTCATCAAATGATACCTGTATCTATGATTCATGATATTGCTGATTATGTAGACGCGAGGATAACAAAGGTGGTACTAAACGGCAGCTATGAAATTACTGATTTCGATGTGAAGCAAGTTAGCGAGACCGTAGTCAATATGGAATACAAGGTACTGAATGGAACTGTCCCCTTGATTACTCTGATTGAGTTAAGGGACAGCTCTAATAATGTGGTTAGCTCTAATAATGTGTATGTACCGATTACCACTGACACAATCATAACTCAGACCATTCGAGTTAAGGAGGGGTGAGAATGGCAAGAACTAACTGGACTTATGATGAGATCATAACAGAGCACGATATGAACGAGATGGGCCAGCAGATGAATGAAAGCACGGAGGCCATTGAGGTTATGAAAGCCCCGACGGGGTTTCCCAATAGGGTTGATTCCACATTTATTTTTGACAAAGCAACAAGAGTCTTTACAATACAACCCATCGCTGCTGAGTACGAAGTATACTATCGGGGCCAAAGATTCGTAAAAACGACTTCCGAAAGCGTGACTGTGCCGGATATCACCGGCATGCACTATGTCTATTTCGATACTAACGGTACTCTTCAGTGTAGCGATACTTTTCCTGGGTTGCAAAACATGATCTACATCTCTTACATCTACTGGAATGCAGATCAAGGGAATGTGGAGTTGCAGTTTGCGCCTGGGGACGAGCGACACGGCACAGTGATGGACAAAGCGACCCATGAACGCTTGCATGCCGTGGATTGGACCCAGTGGGTAAGTGGTCTGCAGCTGTACGGTTATGAATTGGATGATGATGCGGACGACGCTGCTACGCAAGTGAGCTTGAATAATGGCGTGGTTGCGGATGAGGATCTGTTCCATGATATCGTGCATAGTACGAATCCAAGCGCGTTTTTTGAGCAGGTGCTACAGGGACCGGCAATGTTGCCGGTGATGTATCGTGATGGTGCTACTGGCGCGTGGGTGCAAGATGAAGCGACGGAGTATCCGTTCCGGAACGTGGGTGCTGGCCGAGTGGCATACAATGAGTGGAATGGCAGCGAGTGGGTGCAAAGCGAGGTGTCAGATGAGGGATTCGCGGCTTACTATATTGTGTTTACCGGGGATGTGGAGCAACCCATAAAAGTAGTTCAGGGTCAACGTACTGACACGACTCTCTCTGATGCTCAGGCGAATAACGATGACCGCGACATCCAGTGGGGCAGTCAACCTTTCCAGGAATTCAAGGTACTCTACCGGTTAATTTTCCAGACCTCTGACAGCTATTCAAGCGAAAGAAAAGTTGCTCTCAGGGATGTCTTGGATCTAAGAGCCGCCAAGCGTTCCCCGGGCGGCGGGGGGATTGTACCATCGGCGCACAGTAACCTGACTGGCCTTAGCTACGAGGAATCGGGCCATACTGGCTTCGTGGGCCAGACGGATCTAGCCGAAGACCAAACCGCCACGGCCCCCCTCACCCACGGCACCCAGACCATCACGGCTCCCCGCACTTCGCCGGCGAAGGTGAAGATACCGGGGAGGACGCTGGTGAATCTCTTGGGCCGGGATGGGAATTGCGAGGATGTGAGTAAGTGGGGAGATTACCAGGGTAGTCATGTGTTAGATTCTTCTAATAAAGTCTTTGGTTTTAACAGCATAAAGATTACAATTGGCGCTTCATTCACTCAAGCTGCTATTCATAAAGTGGGCATCTTCGATGCTACTAAGTATTACCTTGTAAGTGCCTATTTTAAGAATGGTAATGCTACAGGGGCCCGGATACAAAAAGATTATAGTGGTGGAGGTACGTATGTAACAAGTAATCCCGTCATAGATACAGCTAAATTTGTTAGAGTTGGTATGGTATTATCTCCTAGTCAGTTGAATAATGGAAACTTTCTACATCTTTTAGTCGATGGTGCGCCTGGCCAATATGCTTATGTTGACGGCATCATGCTCAATGAAATCACCGCCGAAGAGTACAACAACCTCACAGTTGAGCAACTCCTGGCCAAATACCCCTACGTCGACAGCGTCCAGCACCTCACCGGGGCCTATGTGGCCAACGAAACCAACGACTCCTACCTCTATGTCATGGATTCGCTGAGTGAGGGTGAAGTGTATGAGGATGGAAAGAAAAATAAGATTTGGGAACGGAAGGTACTGGATGGAAGCTTGCCGTGGGGATATAGTTCCTCCGGGACCGGATTCAAAAATATAAGGTTAGTTAACTTCTTTCCTGGCAATGACCCTACAAGTGAGATTGTAACGAAGTATGATGGCAAGATACTCCAGAGTGTAAATGGGACATACAATAGTGCCGATTGCGTCAATCTGGAATCTGGGGGAACCCTATATATCTCAATATCGAATGCTGACTCCGGCTGGGGGCCTGACTACACACCTACACCTGAGGAGATTGCGGCGTACTTTATGGGTTGGAAGATGTTTCAGAGTGGTCAACCATCAAATGCTCCGTATAACGGAACAGGGGCAAAGGCATGGGGAGCAATAAACCCCGAAAGCGCATATATCGAAACCGGAACCCAAACCACGGTGCTGCCAACGGTAGCATCGGCGAATATGTTGAATGGTAAGATTACTCCTTATCAACTCCACTACAAACTTGCCACGCCCATCACAGTTCCCGTAGAAACCGAGGGGGACCTGATGCTGAGCGCTGGGGAGAACCAGCTGACCCTTGGTGAGGGGGTTGTGGTGAGGGAGGTAGCAAATCCAAAAACAAATAATACGCACTATGCTATAAGTACCCTTTCAACTTCTAATTTTGGAGAAACAAAAGTTAAAAATAATCCAAGGAGTTTTATCAATATATATAAAAATGGTAATAAGGATACCCATTTATGGGAAATGAATCTCTCCGGCGTTAGTGCTCAGAACGGTATATATTGCAGAATCTTAACCTCTAACTTTGACCCCTCAGCCACCTACACTGTCACCTACCTTGCTGAGCCGTATCAAATCTCTGCATCTGCTCTATCCGCCGAATTAACCCACGCTGAGAACCTTGGCACTGTTGTGCAGGATGTGGTGGAGAAGACATCCACCCTCGAAACGGATTTGTCTGCCTACAATCAGTATCTTCGTCAAAGATTATATTTAATAGAAAGGGATTTATCCAATCCAAACCTACTTCATAACCCCGACTTCCAGGTGAATCAGAGAGGGCAAAGTAGTTACGCAGGAAATGGTTATACCGTGGATATGTGGACGACGACAGGCGGTATGACTACAAATGTAAACCCTGATGGTAGCATAACCCTTATAGCAACCAACACCAATGACCAATTCATTCAAAAGTTCGAACAAGGTTTTATCAAAGATTTAAACGGTAGAATCCTTACTTTTAGTGTAGAACTAAAGGACGGCGGTATTTATTATGCTGTTAGTTCGCCCCTTGATATTACCTTAGATAGTACTCCTACTAACCTAATGCTCCCCAATGGGTGGTTACTGCAGCTGAGAATTCAACCTGGGAATAGTTCGATACTATGTGCACGATTGCTTTGCCCCTCTGCCGCTCTCGGGGCTCCGTGCAATATCAAACGCATAAAACTCGAACTCGGCTCCATCTCCACTCTCGCGAATGATCCCCCTTCCGATTATGGGGAGCAGTTGGCGTTGTGTCAGAGATATCAGATAGTGATATCTACTACGATTATCAGAGCATCAAGAATACAAGCTAACCAGATATATTTCTTGATACCAATTCCGGTCAGTATGCGTATAGCTCCGACCTTTAGCGGGACACTTGAGATTTATAACATGTCAAATGTTCTCCAAAGTGGCTTTACAATAGCCTTGTTAGGTGTTCGTGCGGGTGCGCTAGAAGTCTCAGTGACAAAAACAGCACATGGATTAACGGATGCCTATCTGCGTATACCGGATGGGGCTGTCTTTGATGCAAATTTATAAGGAGGTGTAGCGATGACAGACATGACAGAAGAGACAATTGAACAGGCTATCATTGATGATTTTGAGCCAGAGCCGATAAGGGTCTATGTGCAAGTTGACTCTGAGCGCTGTATTACAACTATTAACTCATCCGCATTTTTGACCGACATCACTGACTGGATACAAATCGACGAAGGGTTTGGCGACCGCTATCATCATGCCCAGGGAAACTACCTCGAAAAGGGCCTAATCGACGAGCAGGGTTGCTACAACTATAAACTCATCGACGGCGAAGTAGCAGAACGCTCACTCGAAGAAAAGCAAGCCGAAATCGATGCGAGACCAACACCGCCACCCACAGAAATGGATGTGCTGGGCCAAAAGGCCGTAGAGTTGGAGCTTGCCAACCTGGAGCTACAGGCCCAAAATGCTCTGCTGGGAGAACAGACGGTAAACATGGAACTCTCTAACCTGGAATTACATCAGCAAAACGACATCCTGGGTGGGCAGATTGTTGATATGGATTTGAGACTACTATCTTTAGAAATGGGGTATATAGGATGACAAATTTTGAACGAATCAAGTATTATTTTGACAAAGGATGGGCCACGGTGACCCAGCTACGGATGTATGTTCAGTATGGAGTAATCAGCCCGGAGGAGTTTGATACTATCGCAGGGGAGCCATACGAGACTGAATAACGCCACAAGGCGTATTTTTTATGCCCCAAATCCAAGCCCGAAACCCGCAGGAGGTGACGGGGAGTAGGGTGCTGGGGCAGTCACCATTATGACGGGATGTCCATAAGATATAGCAAGGAAGAGGTGAGGCATTTGGATTTTACAATCATCACAGCCCTCATTGGGATTGTAGCAACTTTGTCTGGAATCATCTTAGGCTGGTCAGCAAAGGCAAAGGAGGCTAAGAACGAAGTGAGAAAGGATGCAGAGTTAGACACAACCCTGCGCACCGATATGGAGTATCTGAAGCGCGGGGTGGATGATATCCGCATAGAGCAGCGCTCCCAGGGACAACGCATGGATGCCATGGGGGAGCGCCTTACCCGGGTTGAGGAATCGTCTAAACAGGCTCATAAGCGGATTGATCGCATGGAGCAGAAAGGGGAGTAGGCCTATGAAAATCGAATGGGTAGGCACACCTAATCATCGTACCGGACGCAACGGTCGCAAGCCGCTGGCCATCGTGGATCATATCACTGCCGGTAGTTACCCGGGCTGCTTAAGCTGGATGCAGAATCCCGTCTCCCAGGGCAGCGCGCATTATCTGGTGTTAAGAGATGGGAGAATCCTGCAGCTGATCAAAGATGAGGACACAGCCTGGCATGCCGGGGCCGTCAACAAGCCCAGCTGGAGCCTGTATGACGGGAGTAACCCAAATGCCTATACCATTGGGATTGAACATGAGGGGATGCCTGGGGACGGGCTGACAGACGCTCAGTATAAGTCTACGCTGTGGCTGCACGGTCAGATCATGGCCAAGTACCCGGCTGTCACGCTGGATGACCAGCATATCATCGGCCATTACCGGATTGACAGTGTTAACAGACCCAATTGCCCAGGGCCGAAGTTTCCCTGGGCACAGCTGTTTAAGGACTTGAAAGGAGAGAATGACATGTTGGATAATCTCGTTATTTATGCCGATGGGGACACCGGGGCCGCGCTTATCTTGAGCCAGAAGCTTGGCTGCCCGATGGTCCATAAGGGCAGCGCGGATAAGTACCAGGCAGCCAAAAAGCACTGGGTTGGGGTGCAGGGTACCAATGATGCCGGTAATGTCTATTATGCCGGGACCAATCGGACCGACACGGCCAGGAAGGCTTTAGAATAGGAGGATACAACCATGGAAACTGCATTAGGATATGTCAATCAATTCTGGGGGCTGCTGCTTGTTATGGCAGTCTTTATTATTTACGTTATCAGCCAGGGCAGGGCTAAGGCAGGGAAGATCGTGCTCTCGCTCATGCTGAGGTTGGAAAAGCAGGCTGAAGAGTATGCGCTGCAGACCGGAGAAGAGAAGTTTGGCTTCGTGGTGGAAAAGGGGTACCAGCTTTTGCCCCGGTATGTGAGGCTGGTCCTTAGCTATAAGATGTTTGAGGAGTTAGCCGGGAGGCTTTATGAGGAAGCAAAAAATTATTTGTTGAGTTTGGATGAAAAGCCAATTCCGGCGCCGATTAAGGAGCGCAAAGAAACAGATCCCGGATAAGCATAGACATAGCAAAGCCCTCTCTCGCTTGGTGCGGGGGAGGGCTTATTTTCTATACATTAGTTATAGACGCGACATAGGTTATGCACAAAACGAAGAAACCAAATACTACGACTGCGGGCCATGGTCCCCATTTGTCACGAGGGAATTCAGGAGGCTTTAAATTTTTTTGTTTATAGAGCTTAGCAAATAGAAGCTTGAAAATGGATTCCATGAACCATCCTATTGCGCTAAAAACGTTTGGTGAAAAGATAAGAAATAATATCAAACAAAAAGCAGCGAAATTCATTCTTCCAGACGCTGTACTAAATTCGACTCCAATAAACTTTAACAATTCAGAGAATACATTGCTTATATCCAAGATCTTTACCCCTTTAAGCAAAAAAACTTACAATACTGGTAGCAACTAGACCTAGAGATGCCGTAAAACCAAGAATAATTACTTGAGGCCTTACCAAAGTTATGTTATTAACTCGCCAAAGGGCATATAAGGAAAAAAACAATACACTAAGGGATGAAAAACCAAACAGCGCACCAACACGTACGAAGCCTACAAAAAGCAAAATGAGACAAAGTGCAAAGAGGAAAAATGTAGTACCAAATAACCACTTAAAAGGTGTTTGCTTATGTACTGCCATATTTTCCACTCCTTCCTGTTGCCTATTTACATATTCTAACAATTCATATTCTAATTGAATATTCTTAGTTTGTAAAGTATATGCGGCAATCTCTAATTCTCTGACACGATTTAGTAATTCTTCATTTTGCATTTTAAGCATGTTCGACTGAAAATCATTTATGCTATATGGACCCCTAATTATCGTTGGACTAAAAAAGTATTCTTCAATTTCATCATATTCTGGGGCAAGTGCTGAAGTTCCATTCGTAACTGTTCTTTTCAAAATACTCACCCCTAAATAATAATTTCATTTTTTACAAGATCGAACCATTCATTTTTGAAAAAATTAAAATTACTATTTACTGATTCAAATACTTGTGAATATGAATAATGTATTGTCGGACCCGTAGTTACTTTAATGTTCATGCTTAAGAAAAAATTATCAAGATTAGATAAAAGTGGTTCAACGCGACAATCAAAAATATGATTTTCTCTATTAAATACGTACCGAACGCCAACTGCAGTGATATCTCCGATATCCTTCAGTTTTTGATGGTGAATAGGGGATATACTACGAATAGATTGCGCAGCAGCAGCTTTCCGATTACTTCCTGGTGCAGGAACAACTGAAGTGAAATCAATTTCATATCCATTGCACTCTTGATCCATTAAGAGTGTATCGGCTATTGTTAAGGATAAAGTATTCCACTCGCAAGCTTTTGAAGCTAGATCGGCGCTTACTCCCTCGGGGTTTTCGATGCCGTATCCGATTTGGTTGGGGCCTATTATAACACTAGATTTTTCTTCAGGATTAATGTAGATTGTAGCATCCATTATTTTTTGCTTGTCTCTATGCGAACCAAGTAATAGATTATCCAATAACTCAATTTTCTTCGCTGAAAGAGTTCCAATTTGAGTTAAAAGATTAAGTTTAATAGAAGTAAAGAGCATTTCCAAAGCTAATTCAACTCCCAT